AAATGGAAAGTGTATGATTTAAATGGTAATATAGTTATAATTACTACATATAAGAAGATTGCACTATACTATTTTGAAAAAAAAGAGGCTATTTTACTAGCAGAATAAAATTATGAAACTTTGTATTTATTGTAATAATGATTTTGCCACAGATTTAGATCATACTATACCTCATTCTTTTTATTCATTAAAATGTAAAGGTGGTAGAAAAAAAGCATCTCATAATGATCCAGTTCCTATGGTAGATTCTTGTCGTGAATGTAATATTATGCTTTCTAATAAATTAATCCCAGATATAAATGATAGAAAAAAATATTTATTAGACAAGTATAAAAAAAGATACAAAAAACTATTATCTACACCTGACTGGAATAAAAAAGAGCTTAAAGAATTAGATAGCGATTTAAGAAATAAAATTATTTATGATTTCAAGATAAAAAAATGGGTAGAAAGTAAAATAGAATTTTTATCTTTGTCTACCTAACTTACCTGCCTGATAAGCAGCAGCACCAAAGTAAGCTGCAATCAAACCTGATAAAGCTAGATAAGCCATTTCCATAACATTATTATTACCATAACGATCTGGATCAGCTATAATACATACAGTCATAGCAAACAACATTCCCATAACTAACCAAGCCATACGTCTTCTATTTGTTTGATAAACAGATTTATCTGGTATCATATCTTTTTTATCTTCTTCATACATCATTTCACCTACCATTTTTACTCCTTATATATTAAGATAAATAAGTGCTCCTATTGCTGCTAATAAAGCAAAGAACATAAAAGATAAAAATACTACAAATATATTTTTCATTTTATTCAACCTATTAGCACGTTTTCTTGCCATATTTTCTTTTGCTTTTTTTAATTCTAATCTTGCTTCTCTTTCATACTGAAGAAATAAATTCCAACTACCCGGAGTTCCATATAATTGTAGAAATTCTCTCAGTTCTTCTCTTTGTTTTTGAATTTTCTGTACGCTTATAAGTCTTTCCATAGCAGAAGCTGATGTGCTACTACCCATAAGTTTTTGTTTATTATTTTCTTCATGTACTTGTGAGCACCCTGTAGCCCAATCAGTTAATTGTTTTGCACAATCATTAACAGATTTACCATTTTCTAAAAGCTGTTTAACTTCTTTAAATGCTTTATTGGCGAGAGCTATACCACTAATTATAGTTACTGGATCTACCACCTTTGCCCCTTTATGCTAAAATTTCTACTGTGCTGTCATCCTTATTTATTTCTACTAATTGTCCATATCTATCGTAGATTGTAAATGAAGATTCAGATACTTTAGTAACTGGCCCATCCATTTCATACTCACGAGTGACATGTGTTACATCACCACCACCTTTATTAATAGTATATCTAACATATGTCTCTATTGGAGCTACACTGCCAGACATAGGTGTAGAATATACAGGTTCAGTCATTATTTATAACTCCATACTGTAGGTCTGGGTGTGCGATCTGAATCATCCATATCATCTATATGAATAAATCTTTTATTATATGCTCCTCTTTGAGCTACACCTATACCTGTAAAGCCATGTTCTATTGCTAGTTTAATAAGATCATATGCATCTGATCCTGCTACAGCTACGTCTACTGCACGACCTTTTACATGTGCTGAATTGGGAGAACCACCTATAGCACTATTATGTGCTTGACTTCTATAACCTGATGTGATAACCATTGGTCTATTATAACACTCACGAAGACACTCTAGCTTATCCATAAATTTTTCATCCATTTCACATTCATCTGTACCTTTACATTTCATTTCTTTTTCTGTAAAGTAAACCCAATGTGTTGACATTATCTACAAATCCTTTCCATCATACTATCTAATTTAGTTTCTAATTTATCAAAACGATCTATAAGTTTTTCTATATCTCGTTCAACTTCATCTTTACGTGCATACTCTTTTGCTATCTCTTCTCTAGTCTTACTAACTAATATACGTGCCTCATCTAGTTTTGTATTAACACCACGTATCCACCATATCACCATACCAGCAAAGCCGCTAAGTATAAGATTCCATATCATTGCACTCTCTGGCATAGAAAACTCCATTAATCTGGTTTAATAATATCACGAACTTTTTCTCTAAATTCAGGAATATTTCCTAAAAATGGAGTGAAGTTCTTTGCAATCCAAGTGGCTAATGCTCTAGGTCTAAGATCTTCTTCTTTAAATAAAGCATCAAATGCATTTAAGTTACCTATAGCATTTACTAATTCATCTATTGAGGATGCTGTAGGACCAGCAAGACTAACTAAAGGTGATGAACCAAATTCTTTAGCCTCAAGAGCTTGATTAACTAAAGTACCCCAACCAAATATATTTGTGGCAAGAAGTAAATCTTTAAATTTTTCTGCAAAATCTTTTTTATCAAAAGGACTTTCTTCATCACCATATCTTATGCTATCTTTTAATGCTTGTGTTCCCAACATAACAGACATAATCATAGAAAACATAAGAGTATATTTCATTGCTTCTCCTACTGGAATCCTACCTCTAGCTAATGGTTTAAATACATCTCGTAAAAGTGCTCCACCGACAGTATTACCAAAGACAAGCATAAACCCTTTTAATTGTGCAACAGGAGCTAGATAAGGATTAGACATCCATAAAGGTCTATTAACAACATTAGGACTTTGAATTATTTCATCAACAGTTTTAGCTAAAGCTTGTTGTATTATTTTAGGATCTTGTTCTAATTTACCAGAACCCCAATCTTGTAAAACTTCAGATTCAGGTTCTACTAAACCTTGTTCTAATAAACGTCTACGAGCTTGAGTTGTAGCTCTAGTTTTTTTACCTTGAGCATTTTCAATAATTTTTAAGTCATCTCGTATCTGTCTTTTAGATGCATCATATGCTACATATCTACTAAACTGAGTTACTTGTGCTAGAAAGTTTGCTCTAAAAAATGCATTTGTAACTTTCTCACTAACACTAATACTATCTATATCTCTTAGAGCATCTACAAGAGCAAGATCAGCAGTTTGATATAATGAGTTTAGAGACTCTTCTAATTTTGTTTTAGGCAGTCTAGGAAATATAGTTCTTAATGTTTTTCTAAATCCTACATAAGAAGCATTAGCTAAACCAAATATTGCATTTTTTGGAGATGCTTTATATAATACAACTGCTGGTTCAGCAAGGGCAGTAATAGCAGCAAATGGAAGTGTTGCTATATATTGCAGTGTAAGAATTGGTTTGTAAAAAGGAGCAAAGTATTTTCTGTATGTTATGTCTTGTTTACCTAAAATAGCATCACTTATTTTTTTAATAACTATTTTTTCTTGTTGAGATAAAACCCCTTCATCTTGTAATTCTTTTAATACAGGAAGATAATCACGTTGTAACTCTTTTTGTTTTGCTCTATTAGATGCTCTTGTTATATATCTATTAATAATTTTATTTACATCTCTATCAACAAGACCTGCTTCATCTAATTTTTTAAAAATAGCTGTTGGTATTCCTCTAGCCTGTTCTTCTGAAATTTTAGTTTCTGAAATAGGATCACCAGCCTTTTCTGGTAATGCACTAAATAAATCTATAGCTCCTGCTTGTGGTATAAAAACACCACCATTATCATGAATATTTTCTATAATATCATCTACTTTTTTTTTCTTTACTCCAGATTCAATTAATACTTTTTCAAATTTTTTACGATTTTTAGAAGATGATAATTTATATAGTCTTGGTAAATAATCATTTCTATATTCTACATTAACTCCAGCATCTTTCAACATATTAAATACAGGATTTAAAACATTTTCTCTAAATCCATCTGCCATTCTATTAGCAGTTTCATTTGTAGATCTAGTCCCATATTGAAGACTATCAAAAACTTCATTATTTAACTCTTTTGATATAGACTTTGTAAATGGAGCTTTAATACGTTTTCTTGCACTACCTTCAGTTTCACTTGAAGTATCAATAACTTTTTCTTTTGCTTGATGTAGTTGACCAATTCTTGTGTGAACATCATTATAATAATTACTTAGAGCACCGACAACCCCTGCACCTCTAGTATCTTTTTTTGCTAAATTTCTTAGTTGAGTTGTAGATCTTCTAACACTTCTACCTAAAAACTCTCCTACTTTACCAATAGCACCTAGATCTTCTGGACCTTTTATTTTTTCATCAGCCCTAAGAACACCTCTTGTTACTGGTGTAGATAACTCTTCTTCAAAATTTTCATTATTTTTTTTCAGTGTTTCTAATTCTTTTTCTACTTCTTGTGCTTCTACTATAGCATTTCTCTCAGATATTTTTGATAGACCTTTAACAGAACCTGAAATAGTAAAACCAGCTATACCACCAAGAGCAGCAGCATCTATCATACGATTAACATCTAAATCAATATCTTGTCCAGCAGCTTTTTGTGCGGCTGCTTGTGTTAAAACTTCTTGACCTAATTCAATAGGAGCTTCTCTAATAATACCCTTACCACCAGCTTTAGCTACATCTTTACCAACTTTACCTACCTTTTTACCAGTTTTAACTACACCTTTAGTAAATTGTAATGCTCTATTTACTGCTTTTTCTGCAACCTCTTCACCAAGTTCTTTTCCTGCCTCTGCTATAATAGCATCTTTACCAAATTTTCCAACTAAATCTCTAACAATTTTACCTGCACCAAATCTTTCAAGAACTGCTCCAATAGGTGCAGATATTAAAGCTGCTTTATCAGCTTCTTCTTGAGTAGCCCCTCTTGCTTTTGCCTCTTCTTCTACAGAACCACCTATCATAGCACCTGCTATAAATGGGCCTAATAAACCTACAGCACCTGTTACAATCGCAGGAGCACCAGCCGCAGCAACAGGTATAGCAAGAGCAGTTGTTGCAATAGGTATACCAGCAGAACCTAATGCAGTTGCAACCATATCTTTTAGAAGTAAACCGCCTCTACTAAATGCTGCTCCTAAACCTTCTTTCTCATAAGCTTCATCAATTTCATCTATACCACCAGTTATAGATGCAGTCCTAGTAGGAGTCCCTAAAGCTGCAATATCTCTCCTAGTTTCTTCTTGCTGTTCTTCAGACCATTCAACTAAACTTTCACTGTTTATTTGTCTACCAAGAACACCAGTAAAATCTAAAAAAGAATTATAACTTTCATTAAATGATCTAGATAAAACATTACCAAAAGAGTCTGGATCACTAACTGATCTACGTTTAAGAGAAGTAGTAGCTGTAGTTATAGGTTTATCTACAGATAAGCTATCACCTAAAACAGGTAATCCTAAAGAATCTACAGAAGAACTACTGTCTAGAGTAGGTAATCCTAAAGAATCTACAGAAGAACCACTATCTAAAACAGGTAATCCTAAAGAATCTAAAGAGGATGAATTTAAAGTATCTTGTTCAGCCATATTATTACTTATACACTCTTAACTAAAAAAAACTTTCTTCAAGTGAGATTTTTTCTTTAATTGCATCTCTAATAGCTGCCTTCATTGATTGATCAAAAGTGTTACCTCTAGCAGTATATTCTAAAGCTCTAGATACTAAAAAATTAGCAGTTTTCTTATCTGGGCTTTGAGTAACATCTTTTAAATTTATACCTGATTTATCTAATTCATCTTTAAAAGCTTCTTCAAGATCATTTATTGGAATAATCTTTGCTATATTTAAATAACTCTTTTTAATTTGTTCATACTTATTTTTATCAGCCATTATATCCATTATTTTTTCATTATCAAGCTTACCTATCTTACCTATCTCTTTTTCAAGTTTTTTAACTTCAAGTGCAGCTAGTTTTTGTTGACCGGGCCTATTTACCTTTTTTTGAGCTACATCAACACCAGCTTTAAGTTTAGCTATATCTCTCTTTTCTTTTTCTTTTTTCTCTGCTATAACTTCTTCTCCTGCCTCTTTATCAGCACCAACAAAGTTAGCTAAAATACCTCTATCTTGAGTCTTTGGATCTACAAGTCTTTGTGCTACTTTTGATAGTAACTTTCCTCCATAAGTCTCATTAAATGGTTTATCTTCTGATACTCTTAATTTTTCCATAAGTTGGTTTTCAAAACTATCTCTCATAGCTATATTTTGTTCTGCTTTTTGTCTTGCCATTTCACTTCTTGCTGCCCTTGCTGAAGCATTTATTGCAGCATTAGTAGCTCTTATTTTATCTTGTTTAGCTTTATTAAGAAAAGTAGTAGCTAGTATAGTTTTTGGTAAAGGAACACCTGATTCAAGATTAGTCTCACCTGCACTTTCTAATTCTCTTGCTTGAGTAGACAAACTACCGGGAGTTAGATATGGATCAATACCCATAGATATTCCTCCACCTCCTTGTCTATTAACAACAGGTAAACTTCTTAATCCTTTATTAATTTGACCACCTTTTTTAGATCTAAATATATTTTTAAATCCAAAATCTTCAGTAAATCCTTTAGTTCCTCGACCATAAAGATTTAAACCAGAAAGACCAGCAGAAAGTAATTGAGATCCTATTGGAGCACGACCTCTACCAGTAGTGGTTTCTGTTGTATCAGGTTTTCTTAAAAATGGATTACCATAAACAAAACTAGAATATTGAGCAAGAGCTTGTTTAGGAAATTCTTTTTCTTCTAAAAAGTCAGAAAAATCTTTATCTAATAATTTTTGAGATTCATCTCTTTCAGCTTGACCTAAACCTTGTAATAATCCAGATTCAGCAATACCAATATTAAATTTATCTAAGCCTATTCTTTCTAAATCAGAAGCCCTTTGTCTACCAAGCTCACCTGCTAAAGTAAATTGTTTTAGTGCATCTTCATAAGCTTTTTGTGATCCTCTAGTTTGTATTTCTCCAAGACGTTCAGCCTGTGCTTCACCTAGTAATGCAGCCGTAACACCAGCACGACTACCAAGACCAGATAACCCTCCAGCATCTATAGCTTGTTTTTCAAATGCTGGTAATATTCTTTGTTCAAAATCTTCTTGAGATTTTTGTTTTTCAAGATCAACTACTGCTTGTTGAAATGGACTCATAAATTTTTGAGCAGTCTCTGCTGTAAATTCAGTAGGTATTCCTCTTATTATTTCTTCAGCTTCTTTACGAAAAGGATCTTGTACACCAACTAAACCTTTTTGTTTTTCAATAGCTTGTAGTTCCAATTCATCACGAGGAGCAATAGTTTCTCCTGTATATGGTAAATAGGGATCTTTAATATCTTTAGCATATTGTTCTTGAGCTTCTTTTAAAACCTCTTTTACATAAGGTGCAATCTCTTCAGGTAATTTAGAAGTTGTCCTTACAGTTGATGTAGGGCTTGTTTTAGTTCTACCAAATATAAAATCTAACATATTACTATCCTATCGCTGATCTTAATGAAGCTAATCCATTTATTTGCTCTGGTTGTTTAGTTGTACCAAAAGCTTTTTGTCTAATTTCTTTTACTACTTTATCCATTACGTCTGCACCTGCATCTGCACTACCATTACCAAGAGCAGACATTGTATGTGCATCTACAATATATTCATCAGGACTTACAGCAAGAGTTGCTACCTTATCACCTTTTTCAACTATAGGCATTTGCACATTATCTTGCATACCATGTCCTTCACCGGGAACAGGCCCACTACCAAAACTCATAGTCATTCCTTCTGTGCCAGCCTTTGCTTGCATAGTAGGTTGTTGTTGCATACGCATCATAGCAAGTCTATCTAAAGGAGACTCAGAATTTAAAGATTTTATAGCCTTTTTTACACGAACAGCTCGTTCAGGGTCAGAGAATGCAACATTCATAGGTCTTTGACTTTGATTTGGCATTACATCTCTTCGTTCAGGGTCAGAGAATGCAACATTCATAGGTCTTTGACTTTGATTTGACATTACATCTCTAGGCATTTGACTAAGATTACTAACATCCATATTATTTTGTAATGAACTTATTCCTTCTTGTAAAGTAGGTAAGTCAGTTTGAGTCTCTGCAATTTCACTAATTTTTTCAGCAGCATCTGGACCTAAAGCTCTTTGAACCATTTCATCAAAGACACCTTTACGAAAAAGATCTTTCATTTCTTCAAAATTAAGACTCATTTAAACCACCTTTAATGAAATTTTCTTTCATACTATTATAACTCAATTTCTTCATTTTTACAAATTTTTGTTTTTGATCAAGTCTATATCTATTAGGATCAATAGCTTGTCCAGTATTTAAATTACTTAATAAAGTACTATTATTAATAAGGTTTATATGATCTGTTAATTTAGACATTAGTTTAAATTCTGCCATGAAGTTTCTGTACCAAGACTAACATATCCTTTAAATTTACCTGAACTTACAGAGTATGCTATGTCACCTTTTTGTGGCCTACCTATTTGAGTTACTGTTGTTACAGTAAACACAGTAGATGCTGCCGCATTATCTATATCTAAATCTCTTGCATCTAACTCTTGAACTAAAACATCTCCCCATGTTCGTACTTGGTTATACATATCTACCAAGTCTTCATTTGTTAGTGCAAAAGGTAAAATAGGATATGTTGTCATTATCTTTCACCATCACCTTGTACTGCTATTCTTACTGATCCCCATCTCCAACTAGCATTATTTGATCCACAAGATACCCTAATTTTAGCTTGCCTTCCTCTAGCTCTTATATTAATTTTTTCTGTATTATCAAATATATTAAATTCTTTTTCTGTTTCTTCTGTACTTTCAGGATATTTCTTTGTTATAATTTTAAATTTAATTTGACCTCCTGATAAATCATAGTCAGGTACAATCTTATTCATAAACATAACTTGATTACCATCATTAATATCAAAGTCACCAGACTCTACAAAAGATGTTAATGTTTCTCCACTACCTGTAAATACAGAAGGTGGTTCATTATTATAAATATTATTACCAGCTACAGTTACACCAGTTGTTATTGTATTTCCAAATACAGAACGATCAGTGAACGTAGTAAAAATCATATCACCATATACCCAATACTTTTCTTCTGGATTATAGATAACATATTTATTACACTCTGTATTACCATTAGAAACATACAACCAAATAATTTCTCTAAACTCAGAATTAATACCACAATAAACTTTATCATAGTAAGATGTATTAAGATCATCAAATATAAATCTACGTACTGTACAATCTAAAATTTGCACTGCACCAGCATGAACATAAAAATTATCATAACCCATCCAATATGTAGTACCATTATAATCTATAGCTGCATGTTGTCCTATTAGTCCACAGTTAGTTCCTACTTGTTGAAACTTAAATACAAAGTTACCACCAACAAACTGCATAAGCCAAAGAGCATTATCTGTCCAAATATTAATAGCATTTCTTGCACGAACAGCACCAACTATTCTAGTTCCATCTGTTAATACAACCTCACCAGCATCTGTAGCAGCAGTTGGATTCCATTCATTTCTATCATCTTGATCAGACCAACGAACAAGCATAGGATCAAATGCACCACTAACTGTAGCAGTAGCTTCAAATCTATTTGTACCAAGACATATAAGATGTCTATCGTTAGGTGATACAATAATAGAGTTTGTACTTACAGGTGATGTTGTAACAGACGTTGCTCTTGTTGGTTCTGTACTTGCATCAGAATCATAATAAAATAATCCACCACCTTTTCTATTAGCTACAACATCATCACCCCAATTATCAAAACTCCATTGTGATATATCTAAAAATAAACCACTAGCACTAGCTGATGCAGGTTGATTCCATGCTCTTGTTTGTGAAGCACATACTGTAGCTTGATACTTAGCAGCACTATAACCTAAACCTGCGGCTGCAACAGAGTTACCTGTTGGTATATAATAATTAAATGTTGCACTTCCTACATCACTACCAGTTGCATTAGCGGCATTAGTTACAGTAATCGCAAAAACATTTGCACTTTCAATAGATACAATTTCATAAGTATTACCTTGCAAACTTACATTATTAAATGCTGCTGAAGATGTAAATAAAACATAATCTCCAACTGCTCTACCATGCCCTGCATCAGAACAACAAACTCTAGTAGAACCTGAACTTGTACCAAAACAGTTTGTTAATGTAGCTTTTTCTGTTATTGGTGTTACATCATATAACTCATCACCCTCATGAATATAAAGTTTTTCAGGTGTACCAAATATTGCAGTAGAAATATTATCAGCAGGTTTCCATGCTAGTAATGCTCTAGCTGATCCATCAAATGTTGCACCCTCTGCTCTTGTTTCATAGCCTCGCATATTTTCAGGTTTACCTTCACGAAACCTAACACGATTTCCATCAAACCATTTACCCTCTTCTGCATATTGGGTAGATTCTCTATGAAAACCCGGAGCTAGTTTAAATGTTTTTAACTCTGCCATATTAAATCTTAATAATATAGTTTAGAATAATTGTTGGTTGTACGTTATTATGTGCTGATCCACTACCAGTAGTGCTAATAATATTATTAGTATCTCCTGTGGTTGTCTGATAACCGGGAAATGAATCTTCTCTATCAGTTTGTTCAGTAACAAGACTAAATCTAGTATTAGTAAGACCGGGGTCAGAATTATAAAATTTAGTAGCACCATGAGTATGTGTAGCAAGTTGAGCAGTAGTTAGAACATGTGTCTCAGCACCACCAGTTGCAGCAAGTGTGTCACCATCAACACCACCTGTTAGTCCTGTTAATCTATCAGCACTTGATCCACCCATATCATCTTGACCAGCAACAACACGACCACGTAAATCAGGAAGATTAAAAGTAGATGATTCATCACCTGCACCATAAGTTGTGCTTATAACACCAAATAATGCAGAGTATGTAGAACGACTTACTGCTTGACCAGAACATAGTAAAAATCCAGTAGGAGCAGAAGAACCGCCAAAAGGTACAATCGCACCAGTAGGCATAGCAACAATACCAGTTAAATTAGAACCATCACCATGAAAAGCAGAGGCACAAACTTTAGCATTTGCTGCTTGTACATTAGCACCTGCTATTGTAACTGTACCACTAAAAGTAGATCCTCCACTTACTGCAAAATTACCACCTACTGCCATATCACTATTAGTAGATACCTGACCTTTAAATGTACCATTTCCTTCTACAGTTACAGTAGATTCAAATGTAGCTGCACCAGTTACAGTTAAAGAACTAAACTCTGTTGGAGCAACATTAAAAACACTTGTTCCATTAGTAATTACAAATTGATTTTCTGTTGGTCTTATTGTAACACCAGTATTACCAGCTACTTTTAATATAACATCTGCACCAGCAGAAGCATAAGATACAGAGTTACGTACTACATAACTTTTAGAATTATTAGGTATAAGAACATTAATTGTACTATGTGATCCACCAACACTTCCTTTAATTTCAAGAAATGCAGAACGAGCTTGATCACCACTACCTTGATTTTCTGTTAATGTAACAGTAGCTGTTGTTCCTACTGATATAGTTGTATAACCAGCAACTGCATCATCAACAAGACTTATAACACCATTATTAAGAACTTGTCCCCAACTATTAGGATTGTCTCCATCACCTTGTTTATTAAGTCTTAGGTTAGTGGTAAAAGTACTAGACATTTTATTTTCCTTTATGCTGCTGCTTGTGCATCCATTTTATTTTGATAATTAGTTTTTACATCACTTGTCCAAACTGCATTAGCAACATTTTGAACACGTTGTTGCTCTCCACTAATATTAGTATCACCCCAACTACCTCCAGTTTTTGTACTAGGATGAATAACATGACGAAAATACTCACGAGAAATTTCAGTTCCATCTCGTTTTATTACATTAGCTATTCGTATTTGAAGTGAACCATCTTCAATAACTTCAATTCTATCTACAACTGTTTCTTCTGTAAGTGCCATAATATTTTCCTAAGTTGTTATATAAGTAAAAGCATGTGTTAAATATAATCCTGATTGATTTTCTACTGCTACTTGACCCCAAGCTGCATTATCAGTAACACTATACATACCAACTGCTGTTCCAGAAATATATCCTACAACATAAGAGTTAGCTGGAAAGTCTACACCATACATCATTGGAGCACCTACTCCATAAGCTCCTACAGAATCAAAAGGTAAAGCTCCAAAAGATAGTTGTCCTGATTGACTAGATAAAGTTACATTACTAAAATATACTTGAATAGTACATATTGAACCTACTTTTCTATACTTACCTGTTCCAGTAGCTGATCCAGTAGAACCTGTTCCAGTAGTTGATCCAAATAAAGTAGGAGTAAAATTTCCTTCTTCATAGTCATCTAAAAGATTAGCTGCTGTTGCAGAAGTAACACCAAGATAAATACCAGCATTTGATGTTCCAAGAACAATATTACCAGTAAGTGTTACACCATCACTGGTAGTTTCTAATTTTTTAGAATTATTATGATAAAGTTCAACAGCCCCATCATCTATAAATTTAGCTAATGTTTCACCACTACCGTCAATATTTAAAGTACCTCCTGCTTCAATATGACCATCAGTGCCATCCCAATATAGTGCAAGATCATCTCCAGTTCCTAATAATATTTTATCATTATCTTGCATATCAAGATTATTATTAAGAGTTAAAACATCATTAATAGAAACAGTACTTTGTAGATGTGTAGCTCCTGCTATAGTTGTAGTTCCTCCTACAATTAATGCTCCACTTACAGATACGTCATCTTCAAACTCTGCTTTGCCTGTAGCTAAGAATGTACCACCTACAGATGTATTTCCTGTAATGTTTAGAGTAGAACCAAGACTTACTGCACCACCTATTGTTGTTGTTCCTCCAATATTAACATTACCACTTACTGAAACATTACCATCAAATGTAGTATTACCTGTGGTAAATAATGTACCACCTATAGAAACATTACCTGCTACATCTATATTTCCAGAAACTGATACACTGTCTTCAAATATAGCTGCTCCTGCTACAGTAACAGTACTATTAAGTTGAGAAGCACCTCCTACAACTAATGCACCTGATACTGATACGTCATCTTCAAATTCACCTTTACCAGTAGCTAAAAATGTTCCTCCTACTGATACATTACCAACTAAATTAGAATTACCACTTACACATATATCACTATCAAACTCTACTTTATCTCCAAATGTTTTATTAATAAGAGTATTAGTTGTAGATGTTCCTACAAGAGTAACAGTTGTATTAGGAAGAGTAATTGTTATATTACCAGCATAAGAAGCATGAGGTGGAGATCTTAATTCTGCATAATGAGCATTATTTGATTCACAATAAAATCTAATATTAGCAGGATCAGATGCACTTGTTTTAATTGTTATACGTCCACCTGATACAGATATTTCACCACCAACTGTTAAAGCACTTACAGATACATCACCTTCTATAGATGTTGTAACACCAGATAAGTTAGATCCATCACCATAGTAAGCACTAGCACATACTCTAGCATTTGCTGCTTGTACATTATTACCAGCAATAGTTACAGTGCTTAAAAAGTTTGCAGCACCTCCTACACTTAATGTAGAAGCAAGACTTACTGCTCCTCCTATAGTTACAGTTCCACCAAAGTTACTATTACCACTTACTGAAACATCATCTTCAAATTCAGCTTTACCTGTAGTAATTAATGTTCCACCCACAGAAGTATTACCAGTAATATCTAAAGTGCTTCCCAAACTTGTAGCACCAGCTATTGTAACAGTACTTGCAAAATTAGTAGCACCTGCTACACTAAGAGTGGATGCAAGACTCACTGCCCCTGCTATGGTAGTAGTTCCTCCAATTCTAAGATTACCTGATACTGAAACATCATTTTTAAATGTAGAAGAACCTACTGCATTAAATGTACCACTTACAGAAACTGCACCTCCAACATTTATAAATCCAGATACAGATATATTTGTTGTAACACCTAGTTGTGCTTCTACATTAGTTAAATTAGATCCATCACCATAAAATGCAGAAGCACATACTTTAGCATTAGTAGCTTGAATATTTGTACCTGCTATTGTAACTGAACCTCCTACATTTAAACCTCCTGATACTGATACAGCATCTTTAAATTTAGCAAGACCTCCTATACATGCAGAGGTAGCTACATCTAATCTACCACTTACAGAAACATCATTATCAAATGTAGCTTTAGATGTAAATGTACTTGCACCTGCCACATTAAATGTACCACTAACAGATACATTATTATTAAATATAGCTGCACCCTCTACGGTTACTGTGCTACCAAAGTTAGCTGCTCCTGATACAGATACATCATCTTTAAATACAGCTTTACCTTCTACAGTTACAGTAGAACCAAAGTTTGCTGCGCCACCCACAGTAACAGTTGATTTTAAATGTGTAGCTCCTACTATAGTTGCGGTACTAGATACTTGTAATGTACCACCTACTACTGCATTACTAACTGATATATTACCTGCTATTACAGCAGTAACACCTGTTATATTTGAACCATCACCATAAAATGCAGAAGCACATACTCTATTATCTACATGAAGATTATTATCAAGAGAAACAGAACCAGCAACTCCTAAAGCACCACTAACTTGCACAGCATTAGTTGCAACTTTAAGTGCTGTATTAGTACCATCTCCTGTTTGTATAGGTTTAAGAGATGTGCTCACACCTTCATTACTAACAGCAGAACTTACAAGTATAAGCTGTTTATAAGTATTTGAAATAAGTCTTCCTGTTAAATCTGTCATATTAATTGCCAATACTGTTCTGTTGAATCATATGTACTTGTTGCTTGATCCCATGTTAAATTTCTTCCTGTATCATCTGGTCTTGGATTTAGTATAGAAGGATTATCTCTAACATCAGGTACTTTATTTTGTGGATGATTTTTTAAATCGTATTGTCCTTCATAATCTTCTGGACATACTAACATACCATAGCTATTCATTCTCATTTGACGATGTGGATAAACAAACCCACAAATATCACACATAGCTAAAGCATTTTTAGTACTTGCCATTAAATATATCCTAACCTTGGAACTACATGCATAGAAGCTCTCTGTCTATCTTCCTGCATAGCTCTTGCAAGAAGTTCTTCATAATTAAGTTTTAAAAATTGTATTTTATCTGCTGCAACACCGGGACGTTTCATTGACATATAATAAGAAAGACCCATTGTTAAACATGGTAAAAATCTTTTAGGTACATCAGCATTTTGTATTGCTGATTTATTTACATCTTGTAATTCTTTTACTAATTCTAATTTAAGAACATCAGTTGAATTATCTGGTAGAGGCCACACACGTAAAACAGGATTGTCTCTTTCTCTACGAATAGAGTATTGATTAGGTCTACCTGTTTGTGTTTTATTTGGTATAAGTAAATATTCTTCTGAGCTAATTCTTTCTAATTGTAAATCTGTATCATCTCTATTAATAACAACCTCAAGAGCATCTACAGTAGAACTATCTAATGAATATGTAGCAGTGCTTGCTGTTACGGTTAAAGAAGAAACAGATGTGCTCCAAAGCATTACACCACGATTTTGCCAATCTTTAAGCATAAGATTAATAGAACGTCTAGCAGATGCTGGCTCATTACCAAGCGTACTTTCACCACCAATCATCTCTGTAGCTTCTTGAATAACTTCATCTATATCTAGATTAAAGTTATATGTTCCTGACACTGCCATTATTTCTTAGTCCTTCTTCTTACGGCTTTCTTTCTTTTTTTGAAAGTCCTGACCATTGTGGGCTTGCCTTTTACTCCTTGTGCTTTCGCTCTCTTCCTTGCAACAGCACTCTTGATCTGACCTTTGGTCATGCGTTTCGCAGTAGCTCTTGGTACGCATTTTGGATACTTCCTTTTGCTAGTTTTAGTAGACTTACGACCACAGGCTTGGAACTTGCCCTTTTTCTTTGGAGCACCAATATCAACCCAATCACCCTTTGGGCCTTTTCCAAACCAGTCTTTTAGGCTCATGCGTAACCACCACCACGTTTCTTATAGGTTCTAACTAGCCATGCATTTGCATATGCTGAAGGGTATACCTTGAACTTACGTTTAGCCTCTGACTTTACTCTTGCATAGAGACTAGGATTAGTTGGTCTAGGTGATCCTTTTTTTCTTTTTGTTTTTGGCTTTGCTCTTTTGATTGCCATCTTTTAATACCTTTTTTGCTCGTTTAGCTATTTTTACAACTTCATTCTTACCCATTACTTTTGCACGTTGTTCCATAACTGTAAGTATTTGTATTTTACGTGCATAAGGTTTCTTAACTCGTTTAACTTTAGCTACAGTAGCTCTTGCATCTGCTGGAGTAGCAAACTTTATACTGACTGTATCTTTTGGATTTTCATCAGTATAAAGTCTACGTCCAGAGCCTTTAGGTTTTTTACCTGTTCCTACTTTTGGATCTTTTCTTTTTACCATTACCTAAAACTTTCTTTAATGTTTTAGCTTGTCCTGCATGTAGTTTAGAGGCTTTTTTTAAACCTTTAATAACCTTTTTAACTTTAGCTCTATTTCCTGTTTTCATAGTTAACGCCTAGCTCGTCCACCGCCACGCCTACGAACTGCCCCACCACGACTACGTGTTTTAGTCATCATACGACCACCTCCTTTACGAGTACGTGTCTTGCTCATCATGCGGCCACCACCCATACGTCTAACTTTGCTTCTTCCTTTTGCCATTGGATTTCTCCTCCTTTGCATATAAGTTATTAAAAGTAATATTAGGATTCATATAACTATCATCTATTTCTGCTGAATGAATATACTGACTAGGTACAAAATCTGGTGCTCCTTCTCCAGTCTCCCATAAAGCAGGGTTTGTTACTCTCACTCTATTGTTAGGTAATGCTACAATATTACCTGTAAATTCACCAGCATCTATCAACTCTAACACATGTGATTGTTTATGTTGTGCTGGATCATCAGATATATGACTATCAGTATAATCAACTGTAAACATATATCTACCTGTATAAAACTCTCCATTTATTTTACAAAGCCAAGGACTAGAAGATGTTCTATCCATAACTATTACACTGTGATTTCTAGCAGAACAATCCCAAGGTTGTACAAAATGTGTTGGCATTTGATTAGGCCATTCTTCTAATGGTGTATCAGCTACTAAAGCATTAATTGGCATCCTAGCCCACATTGCTCCACCAGATGTATTTTCTTTTTCATCACAACCTGTAAATACAATTTGAAAACTTAATGATCTGTCTGGTATTGTATTTACGGCTATTGCCATTGCATGTAAATATTCTCCGTGATATTGTTCATGATTATATGTAAACTCTTTACGCACCCAACATTTAAAATGAGGGATGTTTGATATTAAGTAGGACATTTAATTTTAGCATCTCCATCTTCTACGTGCTTGTCTCAAGCGGCTATTAGGATTCTTAGCTGCTTTTGGAAATTTCTTCATTTGCCCTGCTGACCTTGCACAGAAAGATTTACGTCTTGCTGCTCTTTTTGCTGTTCTAGGTTTTGATTCTGTTACGGCTGTCTTTAATTTAGAACCGGGATTCTTACGTCTGTATGCGGCTACACCTTTAGCAGTCATACCTGCACCAGTTTTAGTAGGACGTTTATGACCACCTTTAATGGTCAATCCTTTCATACCTGTCCCTTTTCTTTTTCGTTTACGTACAGCCATTCTATACCTTTACATAAGTATTTTTAAATTTCTTTACTAAAAATTCACACAAATCAGCCCAATATTTTTTCCATTCTTTTGTACACTCTTCACAATTACAATCTATTTTAAAATTATAATCTCTTTTATGAGGTCTAAGTCCACTATAATCTATTTTAGAACTATCTACTTTATAAGCCATTATATAAATTTATCTGAATAAGTAGCCTTACCAAAACCTTTTACAGCTTGACCTACACCACGAACTTTACCTCCCACATTACGTTTTACTTTACCACCTGCTTTATACTCTTCTGGTTCTTCAAAAGCAGAATCACTGGTATCAAAAGTTACATTACCAAAAGGTGTTTTAACTAGACGTTTTTTACCTTCTAGTCCTTCTTTTCCTCTTAGTCCTACAGCACCTTTTACCATTTCACCAAAAGACATTGCTTCATCTTTTTTAGATTTTACATCAAAAGGATCTGAAGAAGATTGATTTGACGGTTTTGTTCCTGTTGGCATATCTGGTTTATAACTTTGAATTTTAGGTTTTCTTTTAGGTGTAGGAGGGGCTGCTTTTGTTTCTTTTTTCTTATCTCTTGTTGCAAGATATGCACCTCCAGCAACTAGAGGAGTTCCAAATAACATAGCTTTTTGAACTTTACTCATTCCAGTTGTAGCAGCATTTTGACTTTTATTTACTTTTTTTTGTGAAGTTTTTTTAATTTTAGATGCTGGTGGTTTCTTAGTTGTTGAAGTTTTTTTAACTTTAGATGAAGTTTTATTTAATGCTCTTTTTGCTTTTTCTAGCTGTCCAGCATCTTGACTTTTATTTACTTTTTTTTGTGGAGTTTTTTTAACTTTAGGTGGAGTTTTATTTTTAGCTCTATTCAGTGCATTAAGTGATTGTTTATTTTTTCTTTGCGCTAATTTTTTAGCTTTTGCACCAGCTCCTTTTTGACTTCTTAGAGCTTTTAAAAGAGCCTTACCAGCCACACCTAAACCTCTACCAGCAATAGCAAGACCACCACCACCAATACCACTAGCAACTAACATACCAAATCGTTTTTCAAATGTTCTACGTGAGTCTCGATCTAATTTTGCAGTAGTATCTGCACCAATTTTCTGAGCTTCTGCTCTACTTTTACCTTCATTTAAAGCCTTAGTAGTAGCTCTTAGTCCTGCTTGAACAGCCCTATTTTCTGCTGGTGTTCCTGTAATAGTGCGTTCTGTTTTTCTTGTTTGATCTCTTCTATTCATAGGTTTTCTCTCAATTTGTTTAGCTGATTGTCCTAATTCTTTGCGAACTTTTTTAATATAATTTTTTGTTTCTAGTGGTAATTTTTTTTCACCTCTAAGAAATTTATCAGCATTACCCGGACCAAAGTTATAAGCAATTAAAGCTGCATCTAAATTTCCGGGGTATCTTTTACGCATTGCTTTTAAATATTCACGACCAACTCTCTCTAATTCACTAAGTTTAAAGCTTCCATCTTTATTTCTTCCAGCAGGTTTAATCTTAAATCCCGGTTGTGCTGCTGTTGCTGGCATGACTTGCATCGTACCCCGAGCACCTTTAGGACTTACAGCATTAGGATCACCACCACTTTCAACTTGCATAACGGCTTTTTGAAGTAAACGATCACTAATAGCCATAATTAATTCTCCACCTTAAAAGATTTACCTTGAGTATAGTCTTCATCTACTACAACATCTTGAGGTGGTCCTTTTACATCTGGACCTTTACGTGCAGCACCATAGCCTTGTCCAGTAGGTCTACCTACAATATCATCTAAATCATATGGACGTTTAATTAGTGTATGAGGTCCAATCATTTCTTTCTCCTCTTTTTCTTTCGTTTCTTTTTAGGTGGTTTAGTCACCTGTTGTTTAATACTTGATCTACTAATCATCATACATCATAGATACAATTTGACCACCAGTCATAGCAGAAACTATTCTACCACCTTTTTTTGCATATCCCATTTTATTAACTGTGTCTGGACTTTCTTTTTTTAAAGCTGCCAGCCCCGGTTGTGTTTCAGGATCAATAGGTTTTAAAGCTCCACCAGCTTGACGTTTTACTTTAGGTAATTGTTTCTTTTTTTCATCTTTTTCAGGTATTTTTTTTGGAGCACGAGTAATAGGATCAGTCTTTGGAGTTAAATCATCAAATAATTTTTTAACTTTTTTCTTTTTAGCCATAATAACTCTCCTACGATGCTGTTGGTTGTATTGTATTTGGGCCACCAGCAGGTGATGCTGCAAGAGCCATATCATCTTGTCTTGTTCTTCTAGCTTGATTACGTAATGCTTGAATTTGTATTACATACTGTGCTTCCCAATATTGTAGATTATTCCAATCTTTATTAAACATTGTAGCTTCCATCAAAGAAGCATAAAATAAAGCATTGTAACAATATTCACTAAAATAATTAGTTGTTGTTACACTTGTTCCTGTAGCAGATGCTAGAGGTAATGGTTGAGATTGTGTTTGTATTTCTGTTGTAATAACAGATGATGGAGTTGGAACTATTTTTAATGTAAGATTATCTTTTCTAGAATAGTAACGTGGTGTGCCAGTGGAAGCACTAACAGGCCAATAGTCCTTGACATATTCAAAAGTACGTGGTAATAAATTAGTAACAGTAGTTCCAGTGCTAACTACATAGTTTACATTCCGAACTACACGTACACGATCATTAAGAGTTACTGCACCAGCATTACCAGCAGATACAGAAACATTTGTAAATTCATCTAATCCAAAATCATCAAGATCTTTTACAAGACGAAACTCTGCTCGTTGTATAAAACCAGTAATAGCACTGGTGAACTCAGTGCCATCATTTTCAGAAGTCTCTTGGATGTCTGATTTTAGTTGAGCAAAATTAGGCATACTAACCTACGTATAATGTAATGGTAGGAGCATTAACTCCTGATACAGAAACACTTACAATACCATGTATAGGAACACCCATATCACCTATGTACATATCATTTGAATCTGTAGCACCTACACGATAATGAATAGCATTACCTTTTGCTGTTTTATTTGTAATTTGTTTACTACCTGATATTGCAATTTCACCTGCAACAGTAGAAAAAGTATGTATAGCAACAACACGATTAACTGTGGGTACAGGATTAGATCCATCACCCTCACCACCTAATGTTACTGTTGGTGCATCTACAAATCTAAATCCTGTTATAATTGCACCGTCACTACTTACGTTATGTGCTACTTTAATATTTGAAGCCATTTATATTCTCCATGTAATAAAGGAGGAGGTGACATAGTGCCACCCCCTCGCTCTTATTAAGAACCAGCACTTCCAAAGAAGCCACGCCAATCAGATACACCAAAGCTATATCGCTCTCGTGCCTTAAAGCGCAAGTTACCAGTATCAAAATCCGGCTCCATTTTTGTTTGAAGTGGAGAACGGACAAACATTTTTGTACCATTAGGTACATCAGTTTTAAAGAAGTACGAATTTGTATCCGTAAATCTACGATTAATAAAGTAACCTTCTGGAATCATTCCCAAGTGACGAGTAGCGTTTATAGCGTTCGTATTTGGGTTTGCCGCAGCAGCACTCGTTTGAGTGTTACCGGGGCTTGCCAAGATACGATCTGCAATCGCCCAAGTTTCAACAGGAACATGAAGTGAAATACAACTTGCACCTATAAGTATTCCACGATCATCTTTGATCTTTTGAATACTGGTAAGTGCTGTTTCAATAGTTGCTTCCGTAAGATCAGCTGCCGCAAGAAGGTTAGACTGATTACCATCAGAGATTGTGGGGTGTGCAGCAGAGAAGAATGCAGCACCATCACCAATGGTGTCAGAAAAACCGTTATTGAAAAGATTAGCAGCTTTCACTTGTTTGGTATTTGCCATTGCACGAGCAAGGCCACGAGCACGAAGCTTGGCAAACGAATCATATAGATTGTCTTCCATTGCTTCTTCTGTGACAGCGAAGGCAAGAGCTACAGTCTCGTGTGTATAACGAGCTGTAAAGCTTTCTTGTGCATTGTCAAAACTAATAGTTGCGCCTTCACCCTTTACAGGTGCAGTACCAAAACCAGTGAAGAGTACTTCCTCTTCAAAAGCACGATCTGAATTTTCAGTTTCATAGAGAGGTGCGTGTTCATCGTTTACCTCTCCATACTCCATTCCGAATACAGCATTTAGACCCGGAAGGAGTTGTTTGCTAATACTAGCTCTATTAATAGCCATAATAAACCCTCCTTATTAAGCCGATGATGCCGTAGCAGTTACAAAACGATCACGGTGATGATTCAACCAAACTTCAAGAATTGGTTTTGCATCATCGCTACCTTCATCTGGGAACTTAGCTCGTCCAATGGCACGAACAGCAGCAGCAGATTCAACACCAGATGCACCATCAAGATAGTAACTGGATTGACCTGTTGTTGTGTTACCACTAGAAGCTGTTGAGCTAACGGTCACATTGTAGTTTTTAACAACTAGCAACTCAGCCGCAGAAACGGTAAGAGATGCTTGAATGTAATAAGTCTGATCAGGATCAGTTATTACAAAAAATTTAATGTCCGTGGCTGAAACCGTACCCGGCCAAAAACGTGAGAACTTTTGTTCTCCATTTTCAACATACTGACAACCCATGAAAACCCCTGAAGGTTTTAGAGTTGCAGCAATAAATGGTGATATAGTAGCAAAGTTAGCACCCGGTAAAACCACTGGATCACCAGTAAAGATTTTATTTGTGGGGCTACCTGTCATACCAGTTGAGGTAATCTCAATGGTATCAGTTACAGCTTCACTATTATAGTTACCACCTTTTTTACGAGCAGGAATGAAACCACGAAATGCTGCGGTACTAGACATGTTTCATTCTCCTTAATTAAATATAAAGACAGTCAGTCCTGAAAGGATGGTTGTCTGCCTTTGGTTGTAACAGAACGGCTAGTATTTGAAATAGGCATACGAGAATCAGAATTTCTCATAAGTTGTGCATTAACTGCATCCATCATGTTATTAGCTTTATCTTCGTAAAATTTCTGTCTAGCCTTTGCTTTTCCTGCTGGTATCTTAGCAAGGGCTAAGTCTCCACGACTTACTGTGCCTTGATACCTGCCACCCTCTTTCACGACAGAGGACAAAGCCATTTCAGGTACTTCTTCAGGATCAACAAACACCCAACCTTCTTGTTGTTTTTTACCAACATTAATATAGTCGTCTTGACCTTGAAGGGAGACTCGTATCCAACGTAATGCCATTTGTTCTTGATCAAACCTCTGCTGTACAGCTTCAGGAATATCAAGAGCATTTGGTTCTTCAAATGTCCATTGTTCTTCTCTCACTGAATTTTCTCTTTGACTTTTAGTACGTGATTCATTTCGTGTCATATTTTCCTCCACGCTATCTTATATCTGTATATTCGCCATCAGCCTGAGTAACTTTCATTTTCTCAGCAGCGTATTGTTCAAGTGGTATATTCCATTTATTAGCAAGCCTTACGTCTTCTTTTGAAAGCTTAACTTTTTTACTAGAGGTTGGAGATGAGCGTGAACTCCCCGACACCACTTGAGCAGGTTGCTTCGTGTTATCCTGCACACGTTGCGAAGTTTGACCAAAAGCCGTTTCCAACCTCTTATCAATTTCTTCGTAAAATTCGTCACCATTAGGATCATATCCTTCATTCTTTAATTCTGCATCTAATGCTAATGCAGCAGCAGTTTTAATTGTATCTTTACCAAACCATTCATTTTCTTCAGCCCACTCTTGAGCTTTAGGATCTACAGTTTGAGCCTGTTGTTGCTGTTGAACTTGTGGTTGTACTTGTTCTTGTTCTTGTTGTTTAGCTTGTCTTTCAACTCTATTCTTCCAATTTTTTATAGCTTTTAATTCAGTTTTAGCTTCTAATAAAGCTTCTTGTGCAGCTAAAGATTTATCTTTATCTCCAGATTCAAAAGCTTCAAGATAAGACTGTCTAGCAAGTTCAACTGTTCTTTCTAAGTTTTGTTCATTAGTATTAATACTTGAGCTTGTAACTTGTACTAAATCATCAGATTTAGTTTTTAAACTATCTTGTAACTCTTTATTTTGTGCTAATAATTTTTCAATTTGTTCTTCACGTTCTTTACGTTGTCGTATAAGTTGTTTAATTCTTTTTTCAGCACCTTTAGTTTTAATACCTTCTAATTCTTTAGGTTTTTCTTTAACTTCTTCTTCTTGAGGTGCAGTTTCAATAACCTCTTCTTTTGGTTTTTCTTCTACAGCTTCAAGAACTTCTTCTTCTTCACCTTCTACTTCAAATTCTATTTTATTTTCTTCTTCTTTAGATGGGACTTCGATTGTATCCCAACCTTCATTTTGATCACTCATTATTTTCTCCGTTAGTCACGATCTAAACGATTACGTTTTTTTTCTTTATACTATTATAACATATAAATACCAATCTCACAAATTAATCTGATCCTCTTGTTAAATTAAATGTAGGATCAAGATCTTTTGGATCAGGAACTCTCATACTAATCTGATCATCAAATAAAAGTATTAGACGAACACCTTTATAAAAAAGCTTTGTTCCAGTATGTTTTCCATAGCATACATAGTCTCCTACTTTACACCATGCTCCATTTGGAAACTTATCTTTTTCACAATATGCTAAATCTCCTATTGCAATTACTTTACCAACTGTGGTAAGATATGACATATCTTCTCTTGTTGAATCAGGAATAAATATACCACCTTTAGTTTTGCTTTTTACTGAGGTTGGACGAACCAAGACATGATAGCCCGGTAACTCAGGTAAAGGTGATGGATCAAGTTTTTCTTCTGGATCAGTAATCCATAAATCATTTTTTAATGCCCCGCCCATTTGTACTTGTTGCATGTTATTCGTCATCCTCCATGTGTAGACGTTTTTTGTAAATTGAAGTTAAGTTATCTCTAGCCCATTGTATACCAACAATAGAGCCAACAACTTGTCTGTAGTGTGAATAGTCTTCAGCCATACCATCGCCAAGACTATTTTGAAGTTTACCTATTTCTTTATTAAACTCTAAAACTATTTCATCCCATATATCCATTACGGTTTAAGCGTTCCTTTCTCCTCACCTTTCCAAGAATAATCATCCCATTTATTAAGTGCTGAACGAATATTACGTCCACCAGTTATATCTTGAGCATATGCATCACCAAAACTTTTATCAGTTTCTTTAACATTCTCAGGATAGCCTTTACCTTTCTGCATCATTTCTAATCTCCGTCATTTGTTGATTTGCTACTTTTAACATATTTTCAATAGTTGTTTGATCTATTTCTTTTTTATCTTCCATTTGTTTTTTTAACATCTCTGATATATATTTAGCTAATTCTTTTCTTTGATCAAGATCTATTTTACTTTCTTCTATTTGTATTTTAGCTTGTAGCTCTGCCTCTTTAATTGCTTCTTTAGATTCTCTAGTAAGTTGAGCTTGTTGTTCTCTAGATTTTGATTGGCCTGTAGATTTAAGCATATCTATTAACTGACCAGTTTCTTTTATTTCAAGCTCTTTATTTTTAAGCTGTAATTCTGCTGCATCACTAGCTGTATCAGCTTGTAGTTTTTGTTTTTCAAGTTCTACTTTTGCTTGTTCAAGTGCTACAAGTTGTTGTTCTGGAGATTGAGCCATACCCATTGCTTGATTTGCACTGAGAACTTGTTGTGCAGCTTGAGCCATTACAACTTCTATTACAGAAGGATTCTGTGCTTGTTTTGGTGGAATTTGTTGCATTAACTGTTGAGTTACACCACTTACTTGCTCTTGATATTTCATAATAGAATGTTCTTGAATATTAGCTTGTAAGATTGGAGCAATACGTTCCATCACTGGATTAGCACCATTTTGAGGATCTTGTAGATATGCCATTTTTATTTGAATATGTGCATCATGATTTTGACCGGGAAAAGCTGCAATAGGTACACCTTTAGTTGCTGCCATAATATCAGATACAGGATCAAGTTGTTGAGGCTCAATCTTTGGTGGAAGTATCTGATCTATATTAGGCATATTAGCTGCATTTAATATTGTACGATTAAGTGCTTCAAGATTAAACATTCCCGGTGGAGACTGTTGTGCCATCTGTAATGCCATATTAGCCATCATCATACGGTGAGCGTTAGATGGAATATTAGGATCAGATACAGGTAGAATATCTATACGACCATCGAAATCTTTTTTAAATATACTACGAGATTCATAAGGAACATCATATGGATATTCTATTGGTAGATAATCAAAATCAATACGTGCTAATATTCTAAATTCATCTTTTTGTGTTTTATGTAATCTTTTATGTACCGCACTAAAGAATTTACTTGATGCTTCTAGTAGTGCCATAGTTGTTCCGACAGGTCCATAGGAGGCAGCATCAGAGATAACTTGCTCTGTGCTATCTGCAAACTTCTGACCAGCAGCAGTTACAAAATTTAACATCTGGAATAGAGTAGAGGAAGGCTCTTTGTAGGGGAGAGGAATAATAGCCTTTGATAAGTCTATACCAGTTGCTTCAACCTCCTTGAACTCACCGGGTGATATAGGATCATTGTCACCAACCATCCTTACACCTTTGGCCTTAAATCCTCCCGGTAAATTAGCAAACTGTCCTGCATCTATTAGGGATCGCATTGCAGCAGTTGCTGACATAGTGAGATTACCAAGAAAATGTATAAGACCAAATCCGTAGAAACCAAAGCCGGGTACAAATCTATAATGGACAAAATGATTTATCTTCTCCTTATTTGTATCGTTCTCCTTATAGTTTCTACGAATACTTAGTACCTGTCGAGAATTTTTTTCAACAGTTACAATATATGGAAGAAGCTCATCTTCTTCTTCTATATCTAAATAACAATGTTGTTCTAGTAGAACATATTGTGGATCATTATCTGAGGAAGGAGACAAACCAATAATAGTATCTATCTTTTCTCCAAAATCAGTTATAGTTCCCATAGAAGGTTCTGGTAGATCAACATCTTCATAAACACCAGCCCTAATATCTCTTTGTATTTCTACAGGACTACGATAAATTAAATGTGTATATCTATCTGCATTACTAAGATCAGTAGCATAATAAGATACATAAAACTGATCTATAGGTATAAACTCTGATTTAGGACGTTTAACTGTAGCATCGTAATACATTTTTTTAAATGCAGAACCAATTAAAGGAAGATGGAACAACATTCTTTCAAACTCATCAAAGTACTCTGGCATTTGCTCAGTAAGTTGATAATTCATAAAGTTCTGAACACGATTAGCTTGTAGTTCTTTTTCTTGTGTAGCTTGTCCTATGATCTGTGTTTTAACAGGACCACTTGAAGGAAATAATTCATTAGATGCTTTAGATTGAAACTTAACAGCAGATTCAATAAGAAGAGGGTGAACTGCTGTACATGCACCTTCAAATGGTTCTGATCCTTGTTCTAACTTTAATCCTAAAAGATCAAAGCCTCGTTCAAACATAGACTCCCACTCTTGTCTAGAGTCTTTATCTGCTTCAAAGTTTTCAACAACAGTATTAGCTATATCAGCTAGATCTTCATCATCTAATTCTGCTACTATATTACCAAACCATTCAGCAACAGAACCTTTAGCTTCCATCTCTGCATTTTCTGTAAAGTCTACAATAACACCACCATCATCTTCTACTTCAAAGGTAGCATTTAAATTATCTTCCATAGCAGCTTCAGGAACTACTTTTACATTTTCTTCTTGAGGTATTTGCTCAAGTGGATTTTGTTCTACAGCCATATTTTATTATTCCATTATTAATATTCTATTTCTTCAGGAAAAGCACTATCACGAGTATCTATAGTTAATGCTCCTCCAGTAATAGGATTATCTACTACTCTTAAACCACCTTCTAAATTTATTTCATTAAAAACTTCTTCAATAGCTTGTTTTATAGATTTTCCTTCTTTCACTTTTTTCTCTACTTCATTTTTTTCTGAAGTAGTTAAATTTTTAACAGCTTCTTGAAAATCTATAGATGCTGTTATATCACCTGTAAGTGATTTAGTAATTCCTTTTCCAAAAGGACTATCAATAAAAGGTTGTTCTCTATCTAATAAAGTTTTTCTTAAAGCACCACCGGGTAATTTAGAATCACCAATTAATATATCTCTTATTATACCTTGTGGTGTTAAAGATGTTAAGCCTGTATAAAAATCAGAACTTAGTTTACCAAGATCGCCTAAACCTTGACCTATTTGACCAAAGCCAGCTTGTAAACCTACAAGACCCGGTCCTCCATAAGAAAACATACCATCTCTATCAACATCAACTGTAACACCTTCTAGTCCTTCATCTCTTAATTGACTTTGTAATTGATCAGCTTGTATAGCATTAGATAAAGCTATTTCATTTTCTACTAAGTCAAAATATCCTGATTGTTGAAGTTCATTATAACCAAACTGATTATCTTTTTCATATCTATCTTCAAGAGATTCTTTTTGATCTTTTATATCTGATAGTACGTCCGATGATTTAAATAAATCAGCTTCTTTTTCTTCATAATCTGGATCAACTCCTCCACCTGTTGATCTTTTAATTATAGGTGAATATTCTACATTTTTTTTATCATCTATAGGAGTAAAGTCTTCATAATCTATATCATAGTTATAAGCTAAATTACGTTCTTCGTCACTAACTTTTTCACCAAGATAATCTTTAAATTTAATAAAATCTTTTCTAGCTTGTTCTTTAAAGTTTTCTAATCTTTTTTCTTCACTTGATGTTTCATCAGGACTAATTTGAGGTGCAGCATCCCCTTGACCTTCAACAGCCATCTCAAGTTGCTCACGTAATTTTTGAAGACTTGTTGCAGGAATACCTGTAACATCTGGTAAGTCATAATCAATAACACCGGGAATATATTCTCTTATTGGTCCCTCTTTAAATCTAGGAGCATCTCTATCAAAAGTAGATACTGCACTTTCATCATCGCCAAGACCAAATCTAGCAAAACTATATTTATTAAGAAGATCAGATATTAAAGAATCTTGACCATATTCTCTATAAAATGCTGCTGCTTCAGGTCCACCTACATTAAAATAATCTTCTTCAGTTAAATAATCTGGTCCTAACACTGGTAATAGTTTACGGAATCTTCGCATATCTACATTGCGATATCCCGGTAGTTTTTGTAGTGCCATAGAAATCCCCTAAATTTTACCTCTCTTATATTATATCATACTTTTTCTAGATTCGCAAATCATACATTCCAATAAGTTGCTCTTCTAGTTTTTTCACCATCTTCATATTCAGGATCGTCAGGATGTGTAAGATTCCATGAGTCTTTCATATAGTGTATAGCCATTGTTAAAGCATCTACCTGATCATCATGAGCAGCATTTGGAAACCTTATTAATTCTTCTACTAGATCATCTGCCCACTTCTTATTCATAGGTATCCATACTCTACCTGATTCCATCATAGGTGTAGATGCGTATACTCGTGCAGTCTTATCTCTATCTGGTATGTAATCTAAAATAGGTAAACCAGCCCTACGCATATCTTGTATAAGTGATTGACCAGATGCTTTCTTTTCTATCATACAGACATCAGGTTTATGTTGGTTATACAACTTCTGCGCCAGCCGCCTTAGTTCTGGATATTCAAACCTACCTTTAATATTACCTAGCAGTATTAAATGTGGGGCATAGTCTTCATACCCTTGATCATCTTGATTATACATATAGAAGATACCCCATGTTTGTATTACACTATAATCAGCAGTACTTGCTGTAGAGAAAGCTGTATCATAAGTTTGTATTACAAAGTCACAGGTAGGTGGTTCATCATACTCCCAGTTTTTAAGCCATCGTTTTTTTATGAGGCCACCCTCTTCAGGTGTAGGGTCTTGCATGTAAAGAGCGTTCCAATAACGAGAACCATTAGAAGCTTTAATTTCATTCTCATCTATTTTAAGTACACTATCTGGTTTCCACTCTGGAAAATAACTAGAACCTATTGGAAGATCTAAAAGATCTGCTGCATCTTCATCTAACCATGCTGGTATCTTTACAACATCCCAAGGTATTGTTTCATAGTCAGACATATTCTCTTGTTGTTTTAGAAGCCAGCCACAAAGATCATCATAGTGATACCTTGTATTTATTATTACTATAGCTCCGTTAGGCATGATACGTGTTCTAAGTCCAGCAGGATACCATTCTTTTATAAATCTTCTACCTGCACTAGAGATAGCATCTTCTTCTGACATAGCATCATCTAAGATTGCTACATGTGCGCCTCGTCCAGCTATTTGTGAACGTACACCAGCAGCATAATACATTCCATTTTGGTTTGTCTTCCATTTACCTGCTGCTCTAACGTCACTTCGTAAAGACACACCACGAAATACCTTTTGAAACTCTTCTGTGTTTACTATATCACGAACTGATCTACCAAAATCACTAGCTAGTTGGTCGCTATGTGAAATAGTTAGAAGTTCATGTTCAGGATTTCTACCTATATACCATGCAGGAAAAAGTTTAGAGCAGACAACAGACTTAGAAGAGCGTGGTGGTAGAAAGACCATCAGTCTTTTTATCTCTCCTGATTCTACTTGTTGTAGTTTATCAGAGATAACTTCTATATGTTTACCCATCTTGAAGCCAGACACAAGACTAGGTGCTATTAATCTTACAAAAGACAAGAAGTCAGTATTACATTGTTGATTAACTTGTTGAGACAACAAACCTTCAAGTTGTATATAAGACTCTATATAGTTATTATGTAGTTGTTCCATAGTAATATTCTTATTATTAATATTATAATTATAAAAAAAATATATCTTAGTAGTTAATTAGTAACTATTTAGTTACTCTATAGATATATTATACACTATTTATTATAAATATACAATAGTAATATATAAAAAAATATATCTTAGTAGTTAAATAGTTACTAATTAGTACCGCACTGTGGTATTTTAGCAACAATGATAGATATCTTTTTTATTTTGATTATAAAGCCTTGTATTTTTGTTCTTAAATCAGGGTTCCTTTTTCTTGTCTTGTGTGCTGTGTAAATTTTTTGTGTAGGCCTATGCAAAAAAGACAAAAAGAACAAAACAAGAACATAAGGTATCTCTTTTTTGTGTCTCAAATAGATGCAACGTTGCATCTAATTAGGACTAATTGACGATCTGGCCATATAATATCTCTGTAGTTGGCTCTATAATGCAAAAAAAAATGCAAAAAAAGGCCTAATCAGATAAAAAAAAGCTTTACAAAGTAGCCCTAATACTATTTAATGATTATATCAGATGGCAACGGGGTGGCCACTGGTGACGATATTTCGACACCCCTTAGACGATAAGGAACTTTAATATGACTAAAGTAATTAGACACATAAACACAACCAACGTCTTAAAAGCTATCGTGATAGCTAACAAAGATTTGGCTGAGATTGAAAAGGCAGATCAAGCTACAAAAAAGAGGATTGAGAATTGCGCCTTGATAGGTGCGGCAATCAATGCAACGTGTGCAAAGATGGACTCTGAGAGATTTACTAAGAAAGCCCTCAATGCATTTAATGAGGAATACCCAGAAAACAAGCTTGGCGAAGTTCTAAAGGGAAACAAGTTAGCCAAGTTCGTAGCTACTTGCCGAATGTGTGCTGTTAATACTGAGGCAGTGATTAAATTTGTAGAGGAACGGAACAAAAAATCTACCGGGGAAAATAAACTATCTATGAGCAGTCTCAAGACTGTATTTGATAGGAACGTCACTAGAGTAGACAACACTGAGGCGGTTACCAGTGACACTGACACCACTAGCTCAGGTAGTGAGCCAGAGGCTAAAAGTGACACTGACTCTCTCACTAGTAAGCTTAGAGCTGGCGCAAAGTTCGTGGAAGATATAACCAAGGGTACTGACATATCACCGTTAGAATATGTCCAAGCGTTAGAAAAACTATACAAGCAAACGCCAGTACAACGTGCTTTAAATATAGCCAAGTAACACCACCACTACATAGCAAACTATAGAGGCCTTTCGAGGCCTCTTTTTTTTGTCTTTTTTAGGGTGTTTGCCACCACTGCTAGCCCATGCGATAATAAGAAAGTAAGAGAAACATAGGGAGATAAACGCATGGCAAAGCAACAACGGACGTATTGGCCTAATTATACACCACTAGGTAATAGTGATTATAGCGACAGAACACTAACGGATAATAATTTTGGATTACTTAGACGCAAAGGTGATGCCATTGGTAAACATTGGGGACAGGGTGCTTGTGTTACATCTAAGAAAAGCAGAGCATTAGTCAGTCTAGACAATGCCGTTCGTAGACTTAGAGATGAAATCTATAAATAGATGCAACGTTGCATCTAATTGAGACACCTAAGAATGGGAGAATTGAAACAATGATTAAAACAATGTTTGAAACAATTATATTAGGAATGTTACTAACATTTATATTATTTATTGGAACGGTGGTATTATAAAATGAAAACAATATTATTAATTACAAGCTTTATTAGTACAATATCAATTATAACAGTTATAAATATTGATTTGTTACTTGGTATTATGTTAATAATTGTAGCTGTTATGTCTTTTATTTGTTTTCTTTTTGAAGCAATACAAGATTATAACCTTGCACAAGAGTACCCAAATTTATGCGGTAAAAGAATACCCAAATTTATGAGAAAGGAAGTAAAATGAAAACATCACTTTATGCAACAGAACCACTGATATATAAAACAAAAACACAACCACTAATGAGATGGCATACATATGGAGACATACAGGCTAATGATATATTGAAACATAGAGAGGAGATGGTAAATATATTAATGAAACAGGACAGTTGAGAGGGGCTTTACAGCTCCTCTTTTTTTGGTATATTTAATTTAATTAACTGTTACGGAGAACAGAATAAATGAAAATTAAACAGCTAAAACCTAAAGGTTATATTATATATGATGGCCGATCTCAAATAGATGGTTTACCTATAGTAGTTATTGCATTAGAGGATTCTAAAAATAACAAAACAGGTAAAATGCTACAAACTCTTATTGTTAGAAAAGATATTGACCCTATTACGGCAAGCAGAACAGGTGCAGATTATAGTATATGCGGTAGCTGTATACATAGGGGAGTACCGCATAATGGTAGCAAAGGTGGAGCAAAGAAACGTAGCTGTTATGTTATGTTACTTATGGTTTTAAGTGTATATAAAGCATATATAAAAGGTAATTATAAAACTATGTTAGGCCATAAAAATATACAATCAGTAGGCGACAATCAATTTGTGCGACTAGGTACATATGGAGATCCTGCCGCAGTACCCTCTTACATATGGGAAAGTCTATTGTCTAATAGCAAAGGTCATACGGCATACAGCCATCAAGCTAACATAGAATCTGCTGACTTTAGGCCAGACATATTCATGCGTAGTGCAGATAACTTGACAGAAGCAAAGCAAGCATGGCAGAATGGTGAGCGTACTTTTAGAGTGACAACTAACGAGAATGATGTAGTGAAAGGTAAAGAAATTATATGCCCTGCTACACCAGAGGGAGGACAGAAAACTAATTGTATTAAATGTTTATTATGTTCAGGTAATACCAAACAAGCAAAATCAATAGCAGTTGTTGTGCATGGTGCAGGTAAAAAGCATTTTGCTACAGCATAAGATAAGGAGAAGCGACATGAAAAAAATAATCCACATTAATCAGCACATCATTAAACGTAATGCGAAAACTGGAGAGCGTAACCCTGTTATTACTTGTAAAACATACAAGTCTAATGACTATGCTCATGAAGTTGCTATTGATGGGGCATGTAAAATAATATATAGTCCAGACAAGAAACTACCTTGTGGAGCACAAGTGTGGATAGAAACAGAAGCAGGGGTAGAATTAAAAATTGTAGAGGAGACTTTAAAATGAAATTACGTGATGATCTAGAAAATAAAATACTTAAATCTGTAATTAAAGAATTACACAAACTTACTATGCATTCATGGGAATATTATGAAGAAGATATGTGGATAGATGTGTATGATAAAGTAGATGATGCTACATATTCTGTTAATATATCTTGGGAATATTATAAAGATTACGATGAAACCATTAAATTTAATTTAGTAACTCCATTCAATGTAGTTGTATATCCTACAGAGGAATATGAAAATGAACAGGGTGAAGTACGTATTAGAGAAATAACAGATGGAGATTGTGTAGTACTTATGAATTAAATTAATTTTTTTGATTAAATATAGGAGTATAATTATGAGTAGACATTGGGTAGTAGAAGCATCAAGAGAAGATAGATACCATGAGATATGGATAGACCTTGTACAAAATGGTATGCCTACACATGAAGCTGACATACAAGCAGAAATACTTTTAGAACAAGAAGAAGAAGAAAGAGGTTAGTCATGCCAATATGTAGTTTTAAAATACCTTGTGAGACTTGTGATGGACAAGGTAAATTAGCATTAGGTAATGGGAATGATCCATCTGTTCCAATAGTAGACTGTGATGAATGTAATGGTGGGTGGAGAGCAGTGCAAGAAGAATATGAAGATACTTTAGATGTATTGGATGATTTTCCAGAAGCAGTAAACATTGTTGCTAGTTAGGAGGAGTAAAATGAAACAGAAATTTACTTTAGTAACATTTGAAATTCGTGATGGTGAACACGCTTATTATGATCACACTATCTTTAAAAAAGACCCCAACGATCTTGGCTATCAGGGTGGTGGTTTTGCCACAGACACGAGTGAAAGTGAGATAATCAAGGAGGCATATGGGGAAGATTTTGAATGTGACTATAGAGAAGTTATAGTTTACTCTACTCAAAAAATAACAAGAGCAGAAGTAGACACACTTCAAAAACTTCATGTAGCTTTTATAAATTATTAAATAGGAGAAATAAAATAATGTTATATAGAGAATGGTTAAATCAGGTTTATAATATAAATTATGTACACTGTACAATACAAGAAGTATTGAATGGAAATATTGATACTTGGATGTTAGAAGAATCATTAAAATATCTTGAAGAAATCAGAGAGGAAATATAAAAATGGTTAAATATAAAGTATACGTTAGATATAATACAGAACACAGAATATATATCAGTGCAAACAATGAAGAGGAAGCACAAAAGAAAATCAATAATATAAAAACACAGTATGAAAAATCTTTAGTAACTGAAAATACAGAAAGGGTTATTGAAACAGAGAATCATACTATAGAAGTACAGGAGTTGAAGATTGACAAAGAGTTCTAAAGAAGTGTATACTTCTGCTAAGATTGCAGAACTAGAAAAGAGACTAAAAAAATTAGAGTACATGATACCAATTATTTATGATTGTCTAACAGAAGGAGAGAAAAATGACAGAGTTAACAGTATACAACCTAGAAAATATTGAAGTTTCAGAATCCCTATGCAAGGGGGGAAGATGTATTACTGTATCAATAAAAAGTGGGGGTCATAATGAACATTCAACCACAACAGACATAGAATTATTTACTAATAATCGTGATAAATCTTTTCATGACTATATCCCAGAAGAATGGGATTGTGCCTCATATCTAGATATGAAGTATAGGTGATTGTCTAACAGAAGGAGAGAAAAAATGACAGAAGTAACAGTACACCGCACAGAAGATATTAAAGTTTCAGAGTCCATACATGATTGGGGAAGATGTATCACTGTATCAATAACAAGTGAAGATTATAGTGGACATTCAACCACAACAGATATAAGACTATTCACTAACGATCCTGATAAATCTTTTCATGACTATATTCCAAAAGAAAAAGCAGAGGTGATAGTCTAATGCAGTTAGATACAGCTATGTACAATCATGTTAAAATTTTACAAGCAGAGATAGAGATTTTAAAAAGTAAAATTGATCCCAAGATTGGAGGTCAGGGGCATATACACACTACTATAAACACATTAGAGCATAGAATACAGGAGATAATAAATGAAAACATTTGAAGTAACATTTGATAATGGTGAAACACACACCATAGAAGTAGAAGATTGGAAAAAAGGTACAGAAACATTATTACAAAAATTAAAAAAGATAAGTAGTTCTGGTTCATATGAGCCTTGGACTATACTAACTATCTTACAAAAAGGAGAAAATAAAAATGGCAAGACGACTTAATTATTCTACATCTTTAAGACAAGATGTGTTACTATTATTTGATGAAGGACTAACTGCCACACAAGTAGCAAAGATAGTTAATAAAAGATTTAGATCAGAGACATTAGGCAATTTGTCTAGATGTGCGGCATTAGGTATTAAGTGGAGAGCAGGTAAGTGTAAGAAAAGTTATCGTTCTTATTACTATCCACCTAGAAGATCAACAAGTTATAATAAATCTTTAGCGTACAATGAAAAAGAAGATTTTAAAAGTAAATATGAAGTTTCTATAAAACGGTTACAAACTGCATTGAAAGGATAATAAAATGCAACAATTACTTGATATGAATAGAGATATTATGTTTTCTGTACATGAGCAAAATGTACATGGCATGGATGGATTATATGCACCAGACAAAAAGATGTTGTGGAGTGGAAGTGGAGATGATAAACGTAATTATATATCTGTAGTAAATAAAAACTACCATGTAGTACAGAATATAGAAGTATTAGAACCACTACAAAAACAGATGATAAATTACTTTGATCCTATTGTACTAGAAGATGTACAAATTAAAGATACTATACTTAAAAATGGTAAAGTATGTTATTCTGAATACATCTTTCCTAAAATTAAACATGGAATTGAAACTGATGTAGGTCATAAGACTGAGTTTGGTCTACGTTTTGTTATGAAGAATAGTTTTGATGGTCAGGGATCAGTAGTTATGTGGTCTGGTCTGATAGACTTCTTTTGTACAAATGGTACGGTGACAGGTAAGTATGATGTAACTCGTAAGAGACATACTCGTAACTTTAATACAGATGGTTTTATAAATGCTTTTGAAGTTACTATGAATAATCATAAAGAAATTGTTGATGGTTATCAGAGACTAGCAGATAAGAAAGTAAAGTATGCACAAGTTGTGAACTTGTTTGATACCCTTACTAAAAGAGAGATTCCGGCTCAAAGGTCTGGTACACTTTCAGATAGATTATCTGATCAGTACATTATTGAGAAATGCAATCGTGGTGGTAATGCTTTTGCTGTAATGTCTGCCATGACACACTATGCCTCTCATGGTACAGGTGCATTTAACTTGACTCGTACTGGAGATCAGGGTACACTTTACAAACGTCAAGAGAAAGTAACTAACTGGTTACGTTCTGATACTTGGAAAGAGTTTGTCGCTGAAGCTGCATAATGCAGTAAACTATGGAAGGTAAAGACTTATTAATTTAAGTTTTTACTTTCCACTTTTTTATGATATAATAGAGGTTCATGATGAAGATTCCTACATTTAAAAACAGAAAACAAATAGATAATTATCTTAGAGATAAGGACTCTGACCCAATAGTTTTGAGTGCTCTTGATGAATATATAAATTATCCTATTTTTGGTTATTCATTAGATCCTATAGATTATGATGATTTAAATAGTTGGATAGAGTGCCAAGTAGATATGTTTTGGTCTGGATACGAGGAGTATATTAATGACACTATCAATGCGTGAAGCTGTAGAAGAAGCACTAGAAGTTCTTCAGATGTTATATCTAAATGGTGATATAAAAATAAAAGATAAAGATAATCTTGCTGAAGTTATACACACGTTTAATTGTTACTTAGATGAGGGCTGTTAAAATGACAAATAAAGAAGGATATTATAAATACACTGGTATACCAAAAAGTAGCACATACGATGATGGTAACTACGCAGTTACTTTTGAGATTAGTGGTGCTAAAAGTCACAAAGATGCAGTAGAAAAGATGTTGGAGATAGTGTATGGTGATGAAGCGGAAAAATATGAACAATATTTTGTAAATGTTGTACATCTTAAAGATGATAAAGAGTGTAGTCCTGTAGATATATACAGTGGTATAGATATGGATGAAGACGATGAAGAAGCCGAGAAGTATTTGGTTGCTGAATTTTGGCCTAAAGATTTTAAATATCAATGGCCTAATGAAAACGTAAATGATTATCGTAATATTGAGTAAAAATTATGACTAAGTTTATAATTACTCAATATGAAAATAGAATTGTTACACATCTAAGAGATTTTGATGTGCTCATATCTGAGGAAGATGAAACTATATGTAGTTTTAATTCTTATGAAGAAGCCGCAGCATATTTATTAGATGAAGGAGTACCATTTGTTAATGGTAGATTTCTAAATAATGTAGCTATAGAGAGGTTACAATGAAAATTAATTATCAAGTAGTATTAGCATTACTTATTAGTACACTAATGATTGTTCTAATAAGTAGTAAATCTAAAGCAGATGACTTGTCTTGTCTTTCAGAGGCGATCTATTTTGAATCACGATCAGAAAGTTTTATAGCACAATTAGCAGTGGCTAATGTAATTATAGAAAGAGTTAGAAGCCCTAGTTATCCTAATACAATATGTGAAGTTGTCCATCAAGGTAGATATATTAATGGTAATCCTGTAAGAAATAAATGTCACTTCTCTTACTGGTGTGATGGTAAACCAGAAAGAATACACAATACAAAAGCATATAAGAAAGCAATAGATGCGGCCACACTTGCCATGAGTGGTGTTTATGTAGAACCTACAATGGGTGCTACTCACTACCATGCAAATTATGTATCACCTAATTGGAGCATGAGTCCTAACTTTCAAATGCTTGGTATGATAGGCACACATATATTCTACGTTGACAATACGGTATTAAAATGATAGAACAAAAACAAATCAAACAACTAAAAGATATTATAGAGAAAAGAGATAGTGAAATTAAGGAGCTACGAAAAAAACTTTCTCAATATGAAAAGAATAGTAGAAATAAGTGGGTCGAGTTAGATGACAAAAATATATGACTTTGATTATTATAGATTACAGAAAGAAAAAAGATTAAGAAATGCCCTTGGTATTTCCTATGAAGATTGGAATATTATGAAAGCACATGGATACGATCCTACTTTAGAGGAAGACAGAGATAAATTCTATGAGGATTTAAAAGATGGTTAAAAACTTATGGGACAGAGAACGTAGCGATATATTTCGTGATCTCGTTCGTCAGTATGAACAAGAGGGTTACACCTCTAAAGAAGCTAAAAAGTTAGCAAAAGAAGAAGTGAATGAAGTCATGTTAGACAAAGAAAATATATTAGAATATTTTTTAGATGATGATGTGTTTGAATAGATATGTGGAAACTAATAATAAATAATAAAATATTACCTGAATCTTTTTGTACAAAGAAGGATGCAGAATTAGAGATTATTAATAGAGAGGGACTGCTTAGAGTATTAGGGGTAAAGTATGGATATAGGATTAAAAAAATATGATGATAGAGATAACTCTATTGTTGTTAGACGCAAGCCTTGCTTTGAATGTGATTCAAGTGATGCTAATATAGAATATGCTGACGGTCATCACTATTGTTACAGTTGTGAAACTTACTTCCCATCAAATTATAAATCAGAGGGCAACATGATACAACAACAGAACTCGTATCAACTTAATAAAAATAAATCTTTTAACTTTTCAGCTATTGCTGATAGAAAAATTAGTGAGAAAACTTGCAGAGAGTATGGTGTTACTGTCTCTATGCAAGGGTCTATGATTACTGATCACCAATATAAATACTATGACAAAGACAATAACCATATAGCTACAAAGTTTAGACAGACTCAGGATAAAAAGTTTTACTCTGAAGGTAACATGTCTGGTGCAGTTCTGTTCGGGCAGAATAAATTTAACCAAGGTGGTAAGTATATTACTGTGTGTGAGGGTGAGTTAGATGCTATGTCTGCTTACGAGTTACTAGGTTCTAAGTGGCCTGTCGTATCCATCAAGAACGGTGCGGCATCTGCGCTGAAGAACTGCCAACAATCTTTAGATTACCTTAATAAGTTTGATCAGATTGTTCTATGCTTTGACAATGATAAGCAGGGCAGAGAAGCAGAACAAAAGGTAGCCAAGTTATTTGAACCTAACAAATGTAAGATTATGAACCTTGATCTGAAAGATGCTAATGAGTATCTGAAAACAGGGCAACGTGAGAAGTTTGTTAATACATGGTGGAACGCTAGAACATACACACCAGTAGGTATAGTTAATCTCGCTGATCTTGGTGCATCTCTTTACGATGAAAAGGTAAACGAGACTTGTCTATATCCTTGGTCTAAGATGAATGAAAAGACATACGGTATGCGTACTGGTGAGTTATTAACATTCACTTCTGGTGCAGGTATGGGTAAGTCCAGTATCATGCGAGAGCTTATGCATCACATCATGTCTAACACACAGGATAATATTGGCGTATTGGCTCTTGAAGAAAACACTCGTAATACCGCATTTAATATTATGAGTGTTGAAGCTAATGCTAGACTATATATCAAAGAGGTACGTAACCAGTACACAAGAGAGCAGTTGAACGAATGGCAAAATAAAACTGTAGGTTCTGGTAGGTTCTTTGCCTTTGATCACTTTGGTTCTATTGAGAACGATGAAATACTAGATCGTGTAAGGTACATGGCCAAAGCTCTTGAGTGTAAATGGGTATTCCTAGATCACTTATCTATTCTTGTATCAGGTCAAGAAGATAATGGTGATGAACGTAAATCTATAGATATTCTCATGACTAAGCTAAGATCTCTTGTAGAAGAAACAGGCATAGCTCTACTGCTTGTCAGTCATCTACGTAGACCATCAGGTGATCGTGGTCATGAGGATGGGCGTGAGGTATCGCTTTCACATCTACGTGGCTCTGCTTCTATAGCACATCTATCTGATGCAGTGATCGCACTGGAGCGAAACCAACAAGCAGACGATGACGTAGAAGCTAACACTACTACCATACGTATTCTAAAAAATAGATACACTGGCGACACTGGTGTAGCTTGTCATTTGCATTATGATAAAGACTCTGGTAGAATGTCACAGATTGATAACCCATTAATGGATAATGAAGAATGATTTGGAAATATAGAACAGAACAAGATATGGAACATGTTGAAAAATATTTAAAAAGTAAAAAATTATCATTTACTTTTGATGAAAGATTACCTGCTTTTTACATAGATAATCCTGACCCTGAGAAGCATTATATAACATATCAGTATTATTATACTACAGGAAGATGGGGAGTCATGTATAATAGAAGAAATAAAAATAGAAAACATTATATGTGTAAAGATGTAGAAACCTTAGTAGATAAATATATCTTAAAGGAATCAGATTAAAATGACTAAACAATATCAAGGCATAAGGAAAAGATTTGATAGAAGTATGTATGAAGCTTCCGATAAAGCAGCAAAGGAAGCAGCTTTAAAATTTATTAAACCTATGAACTATCCACAAATTATAACTGAAGAAACAAAAGACTTTGATATAGTTTGTAGTGTAGATAATAAACCACATCACCTTTTTGAAGTAGAAGTTAAGTACAGTTGGAAAGGAGATTGGAACGAGAGTTGGAAGGAGATACGTATACCTCATAGAAAAAATAGATTAGTTAAAAAATGGCAAGAGCTTTATCCAGATTCTCTATTTTCATTCCTAGTATTTAGAAATGATTGTAAGAAAGCTTGGTATATACAAGCAGAAATATTATTACATTGTGATGTTAAAGAAATATCTAATAGATACGTAAGAGAGGGCGAGAGTTTCTTTCATATACCAGTACAAGAGGCAACTCTCGTAGACATACCATGACTACAGCCGTAGTAGATATAGAGACAGATAGCTTAGATGCTAGTCGTATACATTGTATAGTTGCACAACACTATCATACAGGAGAGATGCGTGAGTGGATAGGAGATCAGTGTAAAGAGTTTGGAGAGTGGTCAAAAAAGATAGACACATTTATAATGCACAATGGTCTTAGTTTTGATGCACCTGTATTAAATAAATTAACAGGGTCTAAAATATCTCCTATCAAAGTACGTGATACTCTATTAGAGTCTCAACTATTTAATCCTATTAGAGAAGGTGGTCACAGTTTAAAATCATGGGGTATTAAACTAAATAGTCATAAGATTGATTATGATAATTTTGATGAATTTACTCTTGAAATGTTAGACTATTGTAAACAAGACGTATCACTAACTAGAAAAGTAGCACAAGAATTAGAGAAAGAAAGTGTAGAGTTTTCTAAAAAGTCTTATGAGTTAGAAAGAAACATACGAGTTATTATTGATCAGCAAGAACGTAATGGGTTTGCATTTAATATGAGAGAAGGACAATTACTCTTAGCTAAATTAGAAGATGAGCAACATGAACTAGAGAAACAATCATTGGAGATGTTTGAACCTACTATTGTTCAACTTAAAACTAAGACAAAAGAAATACCATTTAATATTGCTTCTCGTAAACAAATAGCAGATCGTTTAATAGATCGTGGGTGGAAGCCCTCTGTTCATACAGAAAAAGGTAATGTTGTAGTTAATGAAGCTGTCTTATCTAAAATTAAAATGCCAGAAGCTGAAATGTTTAGTAGATATTTTCTATTACAAAAAAGAACTGGTCTTTTGAAGTCTTGGATAAAGGAGTGTAGTAATGACTTACGTGTTCATGGTAGTGTTCTTACTCTTAAAACTATTACTGGTCGCATGGCTCACCACAGTCCTAACATGGCACAAGTGCCAGCAGTCTACAGTCCTTATGGAAAAGAATGTAGAGCACTATGGGGTGTGTCAAACAGCAACACACATAAACTTGTAGGGACTGATGCAAGTGGTCTTGAACTTAGATGTCTTGCACACTACATGAACGATACTAATTTTACAGAAGAAGTATTGACTGGTGATGTGCATACTGCTAATCAAAAAGCAGCAGGATTAAAAACTAGAGATCAAGCTAAGACTTTTATCTATGCTTTTCTTTATGGTGCAGGTCCAGCTAAAATAGGTAAAGTTGTTGGCGGCTCTGCTTCCACAGGACAGAGATTAATATCTAAATTCTTATCTAACATGCCAGCTTTGAAAAGACTTAGATCAAATGTATCAGAGGCTGCTCAAGCTGGTACTATTAAAGGTCTTGATGGGAGAAGATTACAGATTAGATCAGAACATGCAGCATTAAACACTTTACTTCAAGGTGCAGGTGCTATAGTTTGTAAGCAATGGCTTGTGCAGATAAATGAAAAGGTTAGAAGATCTGGTATTGATGCTAAGTTGGTAGCATCTATTCATGATGAATACCAATTTGAAGTAGCCAAACCAGACGTACAAAGATTTTGTAAACTAACAAAGGAGGCAATGTATCAAACACAAAAGATATTTAACTTTAAATGTAATTTAGATTCTGATTATAAAGTTGGAAATAATTGGGCAGAAACACACTGATGGAACAACAAGAGTTATTTCCTAATGAAGAGTTAGTAAACCTAGATAACTCACTAAAAAAGTGTATAAGTTGTCACAAAAATTTACCATTAAACTGTTATAAACCAGTGGGTGGCTGTAGAAGAGTAGATGGAACACCAAAGTTAAGAAACAAATGTGATTCTTGTTGCAAACAAGATCAAAAGCAGAGAGATATTTTATTAAAAACAATTCCTCGTCCAGATAATAATTACAAATGTCCTATTTGTTTATACACTGAAGGTCAATTTTCAAAGGCTACTATTGATGCATCAACACAAAGTCTTAATGCTAGTTGGTGTTTGGATCATGACCATATGACAGGAAAGTTTAGGGGTTGGTTATGTCATAAATGTAACTCTGCTCTTGGATGGTTTAACGATGATATAAATTATTTAAGGAGGGCCGTGAAATATTTAGAAAATAGTGCTTGACAATCAAATAATACTATGTTACTGTCTAAAAGTTACTAGACAATCAAGGCTGGAATAGTCCAGTGCAACTTAAATGGAGAAAATAAAGATCATGAATGATCCAATTTACATTACAGGAAAATGTCACTACGCTTCAATCATTGAACCTAACACAAAGTTTGATCCAGTATGGTCAATACAAATTGAGGTTGATGATAATAATCGTTCTGTTATTGAGGGAGCTAATCTCAAGATAGCAAACAAAGGTGATGATCGTGGTGACTTTGTAACTATTAAACGAAAGGTAATGAGAAAGGATGGGAGTGAACGTAAAGCTCCTATTGTTAAAGACTCACAGAATAATCTGTGGGATGATAAGTTGATTGCCAATGGCAGTCTTGTTAATGTAAAAGCAATTCCTTATGAATGGAATTATGCTGGTAAGTCTGGCACATCTGCTGACCTTGCTGCTGTTCAGGTTGTTGATTTTATTGAATATGCAAATAGCAAGGAAGACTTTGCCCCTGTTGACGGTGGATATGTACAAGCATCTGCATCAGCACCATTCTAACTAAGGAGTGGGGGAGTAGTGTTTCCTCTCTGCACTACTCCCTCAGTTTACTATGAAAACTGTAGATACTCTTGTAGAAGATATATATAATTTATTTAGTCTTCATCCTATAGATATGGATGAAGAAGAAGTAGATAAACATATAGATACCTTTGGTGAAATGCTGAAGGTTCATATAAAAGATTTTCTATATGAAGTTCCTAAAGATAGAAAAGGTTTAAGACTTTCTGCAATAGGTAAACCAGATAGAAAGATTTGGTTAGATGTTAATAGTCCTCTTGAAGAAGAACAACTTAAACCATCTACTAGAATAAAGTTTTTATATGGTTATATTCTAGAAGAACTTTTACTTTTATGTTCTACTATTGCAGGACATGATGTTAAAGATCAACAGAAAGAAGTACATGTTGATGGTGTAGCTGGACATCAAGACTCTATTATTGATGGTGTTCTTGTTGACTGTAAGTCAGCCAGTGGTTTTGGATTTGAAAAGTTTAGAAAAAATAATCTAGTGGAAGATGATCCATTTGGATATGTTGCTCAAATATCTGCCTACGCACAAGCAAATGGTATAGATACTGCTGCATTTCTTGCAATAAACAAATCTACTGGAGAGATATGTTTATCTAAACTACATCAGATGGATATGATTAATGCAGAAGCAAGAGTCAAACATCTTAAAAATATCGTTAGTAAAGATAGCTTGCCTGATAAGTGTTACTCTGACATACCTGATGGCAAGTCTGGTAATCGTAGCTTGGCTGTTGGCTGTGTCTATTGTAATTATAAGCAGACATGTTGGGCTGATTCTAATCAAGGTAAAGGACTACGTGTATTCAAATATGCAAAGGGTAATAAATTTTTAACACAGGTTGTGAGAGAACCAGATGTAGAAGAAGTGCATGCATTGGAAGTATCATAAAAAACCAGAGCCAAATGTTCATTTTGGTTTTGTTTATCAAATAACTAATAAGAAAACTAATAAATCTTATATAGGCTGTAAACAATATTACGTAACTCGTAATAAAAAAAAGGTAGAATCTAACTGGAGAATATATACAGGCTCTAGTAAATATCTTAATGAAGATATAAAGAAATTAGGTAAACGTGCATTTAAATTTGAGATTATTTGTGAGTGTAAAAATAAAAGAAGTTTAAAATATTATGAGTGTTACTATCAAATAATAAATCATGTATTAACTTCAACATTAGAGGGAACAAATGAACCAGCCTTCTACAATAATTATGTAGGAGGTAAATTTTATAGGCCAGTACAAGAACCGCCAAATGGAAAATGATTTAGAAAAAAATGAATCACTGTATGATTTAACAGAAAAGAATCCTGATAGAAGTTTAAACTTAGCAATTATTCTAAGAGCACTACTTGACTTATCTAAACCTAAAGTAGATAATGAAACTGTAGAAACATCTTTGCTAAGAGATCAAGCTAATGCTTGGGTCTTTGCTTCTATTGGTGTGACATGTGAGAACTTTGTTTATACCTGTGAACTAGCAGGTGTTGATCCTAAGACAGTAAGAACTTTTGCAATTAAAGCTGTAACTGCAAAAGATAATTCAGACATAAGAAAAAAGTTAAACTCTTTTTTATAGAAAAAATTAGATGAATATTAAAAATGAATCAAGAGATCAGTATATAGTTAGAAAATTAAGAGAGAAAAAAGAATTGAAAGAATCAGCACTAGATAAACAAGTAGATGGTAAACATTATAAAAACTGTGTTATACAACCTGTAGAATACATAGAAAAAAATAATCTAAGTTTTTGTGAAGGTAATATTGTAAAGTATATAACAAGACATCGTACAAAAGGAGAGGGTAGAAAAGACATAGAAAAAGTAATACACTATGCTGAAATGATTTTAGATTTATATTACAAAGAGTAGGGGTAAATGATTAAAGATGATATTACAATCTCTCCTGAGAGAGATAATCTTTTTGATGAGTTAGGGATCACTCGTCTAAAAGAAGCTTACATGATGGATGATGAAATTTCACCACAAGAAAGGTTTGCTTATGTATCTAGCTGTTTTGGTTCTAATAAAAAACATGCTCAAAAATTGTATGAGTACGCTTCAAAACATTGGCTCTCGTATTCAACACCAATTTTATCGTATGGACGATCTAAACGTGGGCTTCCTATTTCTTGTTATCTTAATTATATTGACGATAGTTCTGAAGGATTAGTGGAGAATTTAAGTGAAACAAACTGGCTTTCCATGTTGGGTGGTGGTGTTGGTGTTGGCTTTGGTATTCGTTCATCTGATGATAAGTCTACAGGGGTCATGCCTCACCTTAAAATGTATGATGCATCAAGCTTGGCATACAGACAAGGGAGAACTCGTAGAGGTAGTTATGCCGCATATCTAGATATATCGCATCCAGACATACTTATGTTTCTTGAGATGCGTAAACCAACAGGAGATCAAAACTTTCGCTGTCTCAATATGCATCATGGTATTAACATATCAGATAAGTTTATGAGTGTTCTTGAACACTGTATGATTAATCCACTTGCTGATGATAGTTGGGATCTAGTTGATCCGCACAGTAGTAAAGTAAGAGATATTGTTTCTGCTAAAGAACTGTGGCAACGTATATTAGAAATGCGTATGCAAACAGGAGAACCTTATATACATTTTATTGATAAGTCTAACAATGAAATGCCATCATGGTTAAAACAAAAAGGTTTTAAAATAAATCAATCTAATTTATGTTCTGAAATTATTCTACCTACATCAGAAGAAAGAACTGCTGTATGTTGTTTGTCTTCTGTAAACTTAGAATACTTTGATGAATGGTCTAAAGATAAAGATTTTCTACCAGATATATTAGAAATGTTAGATAATGTTTTACAAAATTTTATTGACAACGCTCCTGATACTATTTATCGTGCTCGTTATAGTGCGAAGCGAGAGAGATCAGTTGGAGTTGGAGCACTTGGATTCCATGCATATTTACAAAGTAAAAACATACCCTTTGATTGTGCATTAGCTAAGTCTCATAACATTAGAATGTTTAAACATATTAGAGAAGGTTTAGACTATGCTAATAGAAACTTAGCTTCAATTAGAGGTGAAGCTCCTGATGCAGAGGGTACAGGATTAAGATGTAGTCATGTTATGGCGATTGCACCTAATGCATCTAGCTCTATTATCATGGGTAATACTTCTCCATCAATAGAACCTTGGAGAGCTAATGCCTATAGACAAGATACTCTTAGTGGATCTTTCTTAAATAAAAACAAATTCTTAGATAAAATTATTAAGACTAAATGTGAAGAAGATAGTAAGCTAAACTATGAACGTATCTGGTCTAGTATCATAGCTAACGATGGTTCTGTACAACATCTAAGATCTTTTACCACTGAAGAGAAAGAAGTATTTAAGACTGCTATGGAGATAGATCAACGATGGGTTATAGAACATGCAGCAGATAGACAACAATACATTGACCAATCACAATCTCTTAATGTATTCTTTAGACCTGATGCTGAGATTAAATACCTACATGCTATACACTACATGGCATGGAAGAAAGGACTAAAGACTATGTACTATTGTCGTTCAGAAAAGATTGGTAAGGCTGACAAAGTTAGTCGTAAGATTGAGCGACAGATTATTAATGAGTTAGACATGGAAGCACTAGCATCTGGAGATGAGTGTCTTGCTTGTGAAGGATAAGGAGATTACTATGGAACTTACTGCTGAAATAGTTAGAGAGTTATTAGATTATAATCCTGATACTGGAGATCTTTTTTGGAAAGAAAGACCTCTAAAATATTTTAAAAAGGAAGTTTACGCACGTAGATGGAACACTAGATATGCTGGTAAGGAAGCATTTACTTATAAAAATACAGACTATCGCTCAAAACATGTAAGAATTTCAAGAAAAGAAGGTGCAATTTTTGATAAAAACTATTGCGCACATCGTATAATTTGGCTACATTACTATGGTTGTTGGCCTAAAGATCAAATAGATCATATCAATCACGATCCAACTGATAATAGAATAATAAATCTTAGAGAAGTATCTGGTTCTGAAAATAATAGAAACAGAACACTTCAAACAAATAGTACAACTGGATATACTGGAGTGGTATGGCATAAAACTAACAATAAATATATAGCACATATTCAGGTTAATAACAAGCATATCCACTTAGGAAGTTATGATAATTTAGAGGAAGCAATAGAAGCTAGAGAACTAGCAAATATAAATTATAATTTTCACCCTAATCATGGTAAATAGTTTAGAATTTAAAAATGTATGTTACATATGTAAACTAGGTTGGGTAACAGGAGATCAATATGAATTTACATGGGATAGGAAAGGATTAAAACTTTGCTATGAATGTTATTATATGTTAGAAAGGGAAAGTAAAGATGACTAAATTAGTAATAATAATTGTAATGTTTTTTCCTAATTTACAAGACTATGATAGAGGTAATGTTCTTATTGTTAGCCATAAAGATGATAAAGAATTAGTATTTGAAAAACAAGAGCAGTGTTATGAGTATGTAACTAATAATATTAGTGAATTAATTAAGTTTGCTAAAAATTCTTACAAAGAAATAGAAGGAGCACAAGTAAGTAAGTTTCTTTGTTTACCTAAAGACTATAATGAAAGAGGTATTTCAACGTGATTAAAGTTGTAGGTAGTTGGTGGATGTCTATTATGGATCATAGATATAATCCATTAAGTAACATACCAAGTTTAACTGTGCGGCACATGGTTATGCAAGTATTAGCATGGATGTGGTGTATTATATTTAGCATATACATGGGTTCCTTTATTGTGTTTGGTATTTCTGCTATGGCCCATGTGCTTTTATTACTTGGTTTATTTGTAACAGCAGCTACTTTTGAGGTAGCTAAAACAAACCCAAGCTTTTTTGGAAAACTATTTCCTAGAAATGTTGGTGGTTTAGGAAGAGGAAATGGGGGTGAACATGAATAAATTAAAATTACAAGATCAAAGAGATTACTTTAAACCGTTTCATTATCCTTGGGCTTATGATGCATGGCTCAAGCATGAGCAATCACATTGGTTACATACAGAAGTACCAATGCTTGAAGATGTTAAAGATTGGAAAAACAAACTAAGCACAGAAGAAAAATACTTTCTTACTAATATATTTAGATTCTTTACACAGTCAGATATAGATGTGTCTGGTGGCTATGTAGAAAATTATTTACCACATTTTCCACAACCAGAAGTACGTATGATGCTATCTTCTTTCTGTTCAAGAGAAGCATTACATGTAGCAGCTTACTCACATCTTATTGAATCTCTTGGTATGCCAGACAGCACATACAATGAGTTTAATGAATATGAAGCTATGAGAGATAAGCATGAGTTTTTTAAAGATCATGTATCAAAACAAAACGTACCAATACCTCTACAGATTGCAGCTATATCTGCTTTTACAGAGGGACTAGCATTGTTCTCTTCTTTTATTATGTTATTAAACTTTCCTAGACATGGTAAAATGAAAGGCATGGGACAAATAGTTACATGGTCTATCGTGGATGAAACACAACACGCAGAAGGTATGATTAAATTATTTAGAACTTACATAGAAGAAAATAGAGGGGTTTGGAATGACAAAACAAAATCAGAAATCTATAAAACGGCAAGTAAGATGGTTGATTTGGAGGATAAATTTGTCGATCTGGCGTTTAAGATGGGAGCAGTGGATGGACTCACACCTGAAGAAGTTAAAACGTATATTCGTTATATAGCAGATCGTAGATTAATATCTATGGGTATGAAAGGTATTTACAAAGTTAAAACTAATCCACTACCTTGGGTTGAGACTATGATCAATGCTCCTACTCATACAAACTTCTTTGAGAACAGAGCTACAGACTATGCTAAAGGTGCATTGCAAGGAGACTGGTCTGATGTTTGGGCTAATTAAATGAAATGTTTACACTGTAATACTGAGATGATTTGTGGTGGTAATCACGATGCTGAAGAAGAAGACTATGAAACGTATGTAGTCTCAACAAATTTTAGTTGTCCAAAATGTGATAGCTTTGCTATGTTTTATTCTTCTAAAGAGGGTTGGGAAAATAATGTTTGATAATAGTAAAAAACATTTACAAGATGTCAACATGACATACTGGCAGCACTTTAGATTTGTTCTTAGTTGTCTACCCTATTTATTTTTTGCTACAGTATTTTTTATTATACATGCAATAGTACCGGGGTTATTTACTAACACAGCAAGTGCAATAGTATCAGAGTTAGATTTTAAATTAATGTTAAGTAAAAAAAGTTCTTGACAGATAGTGATTTATACTGTATAATATAGTAGTGATGCTAATAATAGGTCACATTAACTAAGCTTAATATAGGAGTTAATTATGTTTCCATATACAGATTCAATGGTAAAAAACTTTTTAGAAAACTCAATAGGATTTGATAGTTTATTATACAGTCTAAAGGAGCAGACAAATCAGTACCCACCTTATGATATAATTAAACACTCTAATACTTCCTATGAGATTACATTAGCACTTGCTGGTTTTTCTAAAGAAGACATTGCTGTAATACAAGAAAAAAATACCGTTACTATCTCTAATAATAAAAAGATAAATGATGTAGGAACTACTGTAGATAAAAAATATATACATAATGGTATTGCTAAAAGACCATTTACAAAAAAGTTTTCACTACTACAAAATGCTGTCATAAGTGATGTATCTTTTGAGGATGGACTATTAACACTACACATTAATATTGTAGTTCCTGAAGAAGAGAAACCTAAACAAATAGAAATACAATAGAACTATAGAGGGGTAGGTAAAACTACCTCTCTCTTTTCTGGAGAAGACATGAGAAAAGCACCTAATACAATTTATATAGGTTATGATCCTAAAGAACAAGTAGCCTATGATGTTTTAAGATTTACAATAGAACGTATCTCTGTAGAGAATGTTCGTATAGTGCCTATAAAAAAAGATATTTTAGAACTTAACGGTATGTATACAAGAACACACACTACTGTTGAAGGGCAACACATAGACGATATTGATGGTAAACCTTTCTCTAGTGAGTTTAGTTTTACACGTTTTCTTGTGCCAGCCATGAATATGTATGAAGGATGGGCTTTGTATATGGATTGTGATATGTATCCACGTACAGATATTAATGAATTGTTTAAAGAATATGATAATGATTTCTATCCTTTATATTGTGTAAAACATAAGTATGAACCGGGTGATGGTATCAAAATGGATGGTAAAGTACAGCAGAACTATCGTAGAAAAAACTGGTCTAGTTTTATTCTTTGGAACTGTAGTCATCCTTACAATAAAAAAATAACACCACAAATTGTCAACTCTCAAACAGGACAATGGCTTCATGCTTTTGGTTGGTTGCCAGATAAAGAAGCTGACATTGGTTCTATACATGAAGAATGGAATTGGTTAGACAATCACTCACCTACTGAAGTTGAAGCTAAGAATGTACACTTTACTACAGGTGGTCCTTGGTTTAAAAGTTGGAGATCTGGTAGAAAAATTGATGGTCAGTATGCAGCAGAATGGAACGCTGATTATACTTATCTTGCAGGAACAGGACAAATAAAAGCTTATGAAATATAAAGTAGTTACGTGTTTTGATGAAACACTTTTAAAAATTAATGGATCAAAATTAATAGAACAATTTGCCTCAAGCTGGCAACCTAATATAGAGTTTCATTGTTATTATTATAATTTAGATATATCTAATTATTCTTTACCTGATAAAGATAATATTCATTATCATAATTTAAATAATATAGATGGCTTCTCTGAGTTTATGGAGCGTAATAAAACTCATGATGGTACAGAGGGTGGTAGTATAGAATATAATGCTATTATTGATGTAATATCAGAAGCACCTAAATTATTTTCTATAAGTGAACAAGCATTTAATGATAATAACTCTTGGCTGTTTTGGTTAGATGCTAATTGCTGCACAGTGAGAGACATAAGACTAAATAGTTTAAAGACTATTTTTAGTGATGACAATAATGCACTATCTTTAGCCTTAGTTGAACATAGAAATCATTTTGCTGCTTTCAATTTACAAAGCCAACCTGTAGTAGAACTTCTTGCTGATATAAAAGGAGCATATATTACAGATAGGTTTACAAATTATAGAGAGTGGGGATTTAATTTTATACTAGGTTCTATCTTACCTTTGTATCAAGCACGAGGATTAAACTATAAACTATTTACAGAAAATAGTATTAATGTATTAAATAATTTATTTGTAGATCTACGTGATCCAGCATCTAGAAAACTACGAGATGCTAAAGGTAATAGAATAGTTCCTCTATCTAATAAAGAAACATCACCAGATATATTACCGGGAAGATATAAACAACTTGCAGATATTATTAGACACTATAAACCACAAACTATTTTAGAAACAGGTACATGGAATGGTGGCAGGGCTATAGAAATGGCTCTTGCTATATTTGAAAAATCAGATAAAGCACACTACATTGGTTATGATTTATTTGAAGATGCTACACCAGAGATAGATCAAGAAGAATTTAATTCTAAAGCTCACAATACTTTAGCTGCTGTAACAGCTAGACTAGAAGAGTTTAAAGAGTTTGTTAAAAAAGAAAGAGGTAAAGAGTTTACTTTTAAATTAATTAAAGGTGATGTAAAAGATGTACTTGATAGTAAAGAAAATAACAGTATTGATTTTGCTCTCATTGGTAGTGGTAATAGCTACGATACTGTAGCCCATGAATATCTATGTTTAAAAAATATTCCTATTGTTGTTGCTGATCATTACTTTACAAAAGATGAAGCAGAGGAAATGCCCCCTGCTATTTATCAGGGTGTAAATGATGTTTTTAAATCTGTACCTACAAAAAAAGTAAAAGCAGATGAAGTTCCAGATGTAGATGGTTGGCATACATTTGATGATAATTCTACAACAAGAAAGTATGTGCTACCATCTAGCGATAGAGTTCTTGGTGGTGGCACTACACATTTAGTTGTCTTCCTTCATGATCCTGATTTAAAAGATATACCAGAAGATGTTAAACGTGTACCTATAGTAGTGCATCCTAGAGACTGTGTACCTAAAGATTATATTGTAAGTAATATACAAACAAATATAAAACTTATAGGTAATGATAAATGGATTTCTAAGCATCCATCTCATAGAGAAATAGGTATTGTTGTATCTGCTGGCCCATATTTAAATTATGCAGAACTAAAAGAATTTATACATAAAAAATTAGAGAAAGGTATTAGACCTAAAATACTAACTGTTAAACATGCTTATCCTAATTTATTAAAACATGGTATAAAACCTTGGGGATGTATTGTTCTTGATCCTCGTTCAATAGAAGGTAAAAGCACACATAATATTGTGCGTAAAGATTTGTTTAAAGATATAGATAAAGATACTTTATTCTTTGTTGCATCTATGACAGACCCATCTGTTACTAAACATATTAAAGATAGTAAAGGTAAAATATGGGGTTGGCATGCTTTTACAGATTTTATGAGAAAAGAACAAGAACGAGGCACACAGATAGTTAATCAAACTGTACAGCTTAATGAAGAGTTAGGTATACCACAAGGAGCTACATTAATTACAGGTGGTACTTGTGCAGCTATGCGTGGTATAGGTTTGATGCACACAATGGGCTTCAGAGAAATACATTTATTTGGTTATGATTGTTGCCGTGAAGAACCAACAGCAGAAGAGAAGACAGAAACTACAGGTGATATAGAGGGTGGTGAAACACCTAAACCTAAATACATACAAGTTAATGTAGGAGATACTACATACTGGACTACAGGTGAGCTTTTAGCTATGGCTCAAGACTGTGAGAAAGTATTTGAAGATCCCGGCCTTGAAGGTGTATTAGAACTTCATGGTAAAAATACAATGATCTCTGCTTTATGGGATATTAAAAAGAGTAAGGAGAAACGTCCACCGTTTGCAGGATATTATGATTGAATACATAGAACAATATAACAGAGACAATCCATCTCAAAGATATAAAGATTTACTAAAACAATATGAACAGATGCACTCACTTGATGAGGGTATGTTTAATGGTAGAAGTCTAGTAAGATTTGCTGGTCCAATTAAACAAATAATTAAAAAGCATGGTTGTGAAACTTTATTAGATTATGGTTGTGGTAAAGGACATCCTTACACAGATAAGTTTCATACTGTTCCTGACTCTGATTTCTTAGATAAACCAATACATGAGTTTTGGGGTATAAAAGATATTACTCTTTATGATCCCGGTGAGGAAGAACATAATAAATTACCAACTGGAGTTTATGATATTGTAGTAAACACAGATGTTTTAGAACATGTGCCATATCAAGACCTAGCTTGGGTTATTAAAGAGATATTAAACTACTCTACTAACGTAGTATTTCTTAATATATGTTGTCTACCTGCAATGAAACATTTTCCTAATGGTGAGAATGTACACGTATCTCTTTATCCTGTAGAAGAATGGCTACAATTTATTGCTAGAATATCAGTGGACTATCCGTATCTAACTATATATGTTTATGCTGATGATAAAAATAATGATAAGTATCGTTTAAACTCATATAAAATAATACCAAGACCAACAATAATACCATTAAAGACAGCCCCTAAAAAAGATTATGAATCAGAATTACAAAGGTGGGATTAATTGACTGTATTAAAATATAATAGATTTTATTATGATCCATTACCTAGTAATGTGGAGATTAAAGAAAGTCCTATACATGGTCATGGTATCTTTGCTAAAGAAAATATTAAATCTAAAACAGATTTAGGTTCTACTCATATTAAATATCCTATGATTATAGGTTATATAAGAACACCTCTAGGTGGTTTTATAAATCATTCAGATAATCCAAATTGTTATTTAGTTATATCACAAGATTGGGATGACTATCTAATTTATAATATACTAACATCTAGAAAAATATTAAAGAATGAAGAAATACTTTTAGACTATGAGGTATAAGGAGTAACATAATGTTAGGAATAGCAGACAGTGTTATAGGTGTAGCTGGTAAAGTTCTTGATAAGTTTGTAGAAGATAAAGATCTCAAGACTAAATTAAATGCTGAACTAAAACAACAAATGATTAGTCTTGATCTTGCTCAAGCACAGGCTAATATAGAACAAGCTAAACATCCTTCTATATTTGTTTCAGGAGCTAGACCTGCTATTATGTGGATCTGTGCATTTTCTTTAGGTTGGCAGTTCATACTTGCACCTATAGCATCATGGGTTATTTTAACTTGGTATCCAATGGTTACACTACCTGTACTAGAAACAGGTGAACTTACAAGTTTAGTTCTTGCATTACTAGGACTTGGTGGTATGAGAACAGCAGAAAAGTGGAAGGGTGTGGCTAGAAACAATATGAAACAATGAAAGCAGGAAAAGTTTGGGGTGAGACATACTCTGTATTTAAAAATGGTGTATTTGAATTTCATCATATAAAATTTAATAAAGGTAGTAAATGTAGTAAACATAAACACAAGTATAAGTGGAATGGATTCTATGTTACTAAAGGTGAACTAGTTATTAGAGTGTGGAAAAATAATTATGATCTTGTAGATGAAACATTTCTTAAAGAAGGAGAATGGACTACAGTAGGGCCGGGAGAGTATCATCAGTTTGAAGCTGTATCAGATGGAGAAGCTCTTGAATTATATTGGGCTGAGTTTGATCATGATGATATAGATCGTGAGACAGTAGGAGAAAGATAATGGCTCTTAATGAAAAACAAGAAAAGTTTGCACAGTCATACATACTACATCATAATGCTACAGAGGCTGCAAAGAACGCTGGTTATGCTCCTGACTCAGCAGCTAATCAAGGCTACCGTCTTATGCAGAATCAAGAGATTGTTGATAGAGTACATGAACTAGAGCAACAACTTGAAACAGATGTAGATGTTATAAATGAATTAGAAAAACAATATGAGTTTGCAAAGAACAATGGTCATTCTAATAGCGCACTCAAAGCTCTAGAATTATTATCTAGAATACGTGGTGCTGGTAGTGATATTAATAATGGTTTAGATAAAGACACATTAGAAACATCTATAGTGGGTTGTCTTAATACATTAGGAGAAGAAAAAGTTTTAAATCTGTTAGGAAAGTGTGACTTTGCTAACAATATATTTGAGGGGCAAGATGAAGAACATGATGAAAAAATGGAAAGTGTATGATTTAAATGGTAATATAGTTATAATTACTACATATAAGAAGATTGCACTATACTATTTTGAAAAAAAAGAGGCTGTATTGGCCTCTGAGTAGCCATCTAACCTCTTTAGTATACTAACCTACCACAAACACATAGATTGCTCTGTATGGGCAGCTATACCCCCTTAACGTGGATTTCGTCCTAATTTACCTGCTTGATAAGCAGCAGCACCAAAGTAAGCTGCAATTAATCCTGACAAAGCTAGATAAGCCATCTCCATGACATTGTTATTACCATAACGATCTGGATCAGCTACAATACATACAGTCATAGCAAACAACATTCCCATAACCAACCAAGCCATTCGTCTTCTATTTGTTTGATACACAGATTTATCTGGTATCATATCTTTTTTATCTTCTTCATACATCATTTCACCTACCATTTTTACTCCTTATATATT